TGCAACGAACTGCAAAGCAGGAGGAACGATCAACTTACGTGGTTTAGCAGCGATCAACAGGCCGCGCTCGTCAGTCCAAGCAGCGATTTGAATAACGGCGGCTTCCAAAGAAGTCTCGTTCAAGTCGGCAGCAGTGGCTGGACGGTTGCTGTTGGTGCCACCGGAAACCAGTGGGTGAGCGGTGCTGAACAGGGGTACGCCATCGCCGCCAATGTAGTTGGCAGAGAAACCGTTGTTGATAACGGCAGCGGCTTTAACCTGCTTGGTATAGGCCATAGCACGAGCCAAACCTTTGGTGTAACGAGCAGACAGGCTGTCGTACAGGTTGTCTTCGATTGCCTCTTCGGTAATCGAGAAACCCAAAGCGATGGTTTCGTGGTTATAGCGGGTAGTCCAAGCTTCCTGCGCATTGTCATAAGCAATGGCAGCGCCCTCGTTCTTCACCGGAGCGGCGGAGAAGCCAGACAGCTTGGTTTCTTCTTCAAAGGAACGCTCAGAAGATTCGGTTTCATAAATTTCTTTATGCTCTTCACCGTAACGAGCGTACTCCATACCAAACAAAGCATTCAAGCCGGGCAGGAGTTCCTTAAGTAGTTGTGCGCGTGAAATTGCCATTTTTAGTTACTCCTTAAGCAATGCTGGTGGCAGCGTAATACTGGTGTTGACCGAAGTTCAACTTAACCAGCAACTCTGGGAACTGGTTAAACACAAGCGTAGAGCTGGCAGCAAAAGCGGCCACAGGAGCTTGGTTCAACACAACGGAGGTAGCGCCAGCAGCGGCTGCGGTAGCAACAAACGAGCCTGATGGGATGTACTGACCGTTAGCAGCCAACGAACCCACATCTGTACCTACGGGCAATGCGAAAGGCAAGGCCGAGCAAGTGATGGTGGCGGTAGAGATGCTAGAGAAAGTAGCAGTACCCAAAGCCACTTCGGTATCAGGCACGAGGCCCAAAACACGCACAGGCAGGGCGTCGGTTGTAGCTGGAGTAGCGCTAGGAGCCAACAAAGCGTTAGCAGAGTTGCCGGTATTCACGTTACCAGTGTTGTTGATCATAGCCAAGTTTTGGCCGATCATGGCGCGAGCGCCACCAGCAACAACGGTAGTAGCAGAACACACAACAGCTTTAAACACGGTGTCGGGATCATCGCAAACGATAGCAACAGCGTCACCAGCCAGCGTAGAAGCGGGCCAGTACTGAGCAAATTGCTTTTGCTTGGTCAGAGGGTTGGTGTAAGAACAACCCAAGAACACACCTGTTACGGTGCCGAGAGTACCAGTAGTAACAGACAAACGCTGCACATTACCACGAGACAAACCAACGATGTCGCCGTAGAAAATGTTAGTCGAATATCCGTAGGGGATATCGTATTCACGAGTAGAACCCGCAAATACCTGTCCACCGATCAAATTGATCGGTTTTAGCCCGTATGGGGCATTGATAACGGGATAAGCCATATAAGACTCCTTATTTATTTAGAACCAGAACCGAAAGTCACCTCTGTAGATCGTTCCGAAAACTTTCTCATGTGAGGATGATTTTCACGCATATAGTTTTGATCAACAGACTCCATCTGAGCTTGATTTTGCTTAGCGAAGTATTCTTCGCGCTGCTTCAAGTACTCTTCTGGAATTCTGCACAGTAGCAGACCTCCAATTTCAATACCGCCTTTAAACTGGCCGTCTGAGACCGGATTGGTCATTAACTCGGGGTAGTCTTCGGCCTTCACAGGCTCGTATCCCTCCCTGAGTTTCGATGAGATGTTTCTGGCATCTGATTGCCCCAAAGATTCCACACGTATATACCGATGTTTCCAACCCGGACGTTCATCCGGCATGGGCAACGTATCGGGAAGTCTCCACGATTCAATGCGTTTAAACGATGCTTCGCGGGTCTCTTGTGTACGTGCGTCGCGCTTTTGTGCTTTAAGATCTTCCATCATTCACCTCTATTAAGAATTGCTACCTGTTTTGCGTATTCCTCTGTCGATATCCCAAGCTTGCGAGCTAACGCAACTTGTGAAGCTTTCAGTTTGACACGATTAGGCGGGGTGCTTCGTGTTGCGGGCGCAACTACAGAAGCTGACTTTGCTCGGCGCGATGATTCTTCATCATCCGCTGGTCTGGCCCTTTTTGGTTCAGGGGGGTCATCCTGTTCGCTCTGAGTGTCAAAGTACTCAGGAAACCTTTTGCGCATAACGCCGTCGATAGTTTTGAAATACTCATCACTGCCGACATAGTCGGCACCATACTCTTTTTGCAGCTTTTTGTCAAGCCCCATTGCAAGCATAGTCATCTCGTCGTCAGATCCAAACCAATCTGAGTTGTCTTTGACCCATTTTTGGGTTTTGGGACTTATTCTTTGCTCGGGTTGGCGCTCAGGAATTCTAAAATTATCCTGAACTTCTACCGGCCTCATGGTGCTTGCGCGATCCATTTCAAGCGCGGCTTGGGTAATTTCCCTTTGGGCGGTGGCTAATTTCTCTCCGTCACCCTGTTCAAAGGCTTCTTTCAACCTTTTTTCCGCAGCTTCCATTTTGATCTGCGCGGAGGATTTGGAGTTTTCAATTAGAACTTCGCTGCCAAATTTGATTTGCTCTTTGAGTTTTTTGTTTTCCTCATAAACTGCTCGGGCAAAATCTTCTGCGGCCAACCGTTCTTTTTCGGCGATTTCACGGGCGTTTTTAGCTTCGTGGTAACCGTCCGCAAACTTTTTCATGCGGCGCTGAACGCGAGAGCCGTAGTCTTTTAGCTCATCGTCAGATGGCTCTACATCTTTTTCATCGACAGTATTCTGTCGAGCAGGAGGAAGATCGTTTTCTATTTCAATATCGATCTCTGGTTTTTCGACGGTTTCCACTTCATCTGGAAATTTAAATTCGTCGCCTTTGAATTCTGTAGTCATAGTTCCTCCTTATGCTGCGCGGGCGATTGCGCGTGGATCTTCAACAACCGCATCCACCGAATCATCATTAATGATTCTGAATTCGCGGCCATGAATCTTTAGGCGGGTGCCCGAGTTTGGACGAACAATGACAAAGTCGCCCTCTTTACAGGACGGGCCGCTTGGGAAGCGGGTTTTGTCTTTATAACAATCCGGGCCAAGCTTGACGACAAAAAGCACTGGGGTCAGCACCTCTTCGTAATGCATGGTTTGGGTTGGTTTAATTAACGAACTATCCGCAAACTCTTCCATCGCTTCGGGTACGACCGTCAGGATGTGGTAAGTTTTTGGGTCTGGCAATTGTTTTGCCTTTTCCACCGCCTCTTGATTGAGAACGTTGGACAGATCGACCGCTAGGCCGAGGTTTACTTCACTCATCGTCATGCTCCAGTTTCTTCACAAGGTCGTTAATTAACTCTATAGCGATGCCAAGACCTTGGAGCACACCGCATAGGCTTTTGTACTCAGCAAAGTCTTTCGCAGAACCGCGAGAGCACGCGAGTTCATACGTTTTTCTTTGCTGGGATAATTCATTGACCAAATGGTTCAATAGTTGCGTCTCGTTCAAGTTTTCTCCTTCTTGGGTTGAAATCTCTGCTGGGTTGATTGAGCTTTATGCTTGGCAATATCAATACCCAGCTTGGCTCCCTCAAACTCCATTTGGTTTTTGAGCTTGTCTTTTGCCGCTGCGGCTGTGGCTGCGACTTGCATGGCTGCAATTTCCTTCTGGGCCTCAATACGGGATTCTTCAACTCGGATCCGGTCTGCTTTTTCGGCTGCCTCAATTTGCTGTTTCTGCATTTTGAGTTGCAGCTCCTGCTGTTTAAGCTGGAGTTCTTGCATTTGCATCTGGACAACGGGATCCTGCATTTGCTGTTGGGCAGCTTGTTGTTGGGCCTGTTGTTGATCCCTTTGAAGAAGCTGCTGAGAAGCTTGTGCGGCTTTGATTGCGATTTGTTCCGCAACTTCATGTGGGACATGTTTGTTGTTTTCCTCGTCAGGAATAATCAAGCCCATCTCCTCTTGCACTTGCCTGCGGTATTCCAAAGCAATGTGTTCGTTGATATGGGTCATCGCCGCAGCCATAATTGCTTGAGCTTGCGGGTTCATCTGCATCAATTGCTGGATCTTGGGATTTTGGATAGCAGACATGTGAACCTGAATGTGAGCTTGGTGGTTTTGCTCAATAAAGGCTTTTACAGGCTTACCCGTAAGCACATTCTGGTTCTCTGTGATTGGGTCGGTTGGAACCATGTCATCTTCAATTGGAACCAATTTAGATGCGTTTTTGATCCCCAATACCTCAATCATCTGCCTGTGAAGTAGTGGCATGTCATAAAATTGGGGAGAGGACTGCGCCAACTGGAAGACGGCTTGGTACTGAACAATCTTTTGGGCCATCGTGGCAGCGTTAGGATCGCTGACGGGGATGACATCAACCAAGTTGTAATCGCTCTGTCTGGCTTTGCGACTTCCGGCTTCTGGCTCGTAGTCGTACTCCGTAGGGGCATAGTCGGCAATGATGGCTTTGAGCAGTTTAAACTCTTGCTTCATGCTGAAATGCATACGGGCCTGAACTGCGCCCATCACCTTCAGAGTTCTTTCCAAGATAGCCAAAGTCGTCCCCACGGGGGCTTGGCTTGACATGTCGGAAACCTTCATATCCCCAGCCGAAGCAAACTGCCTTCCCTCTTGAACAATGTTTTGGAACAAAGCAAACAACACTTGGCTTGGTTCTTTGTACGGAAGTGGTAAAATGTTGTCACGGATCGATCCAGAAGGCACATCTACGTCCCTAAATTCCCCGGGCTGTATAGGCGTGTCGTCTCCCTTGATCCTCAAGCCCCTAGCTTTCAACCCGCCGGGCAGGTTGCTCAAGGTTCCTGCGTCCACCAACTGGCGAATCAGCATCGTGGCGGACTTTGCATATCCACCAATTAGGTGAATCAATCCATACCCATAGAACCCAAAACCGGGGATGTACTGGTAATGGACAAAATGTTGACGCTTTAGATGCAACTTGTCTTCTTCGTACCAATTCCTCCGAACGGCTAGGATGGTTCGGGTTCCCTTTTCGATGGTGACAACATAAGGTAGAGCGATACCTGTCACTTCCCCCTTTTTGTTTTTGTGCTCAAAACCTTTGAGGTTGATGTCCACATGCATCTCTAGGATGCGGTAGCGATCATCTTGAATAGCAGAAACGCCCATCTCCTCGGCTTTCTGTTTTTCGATGTCATCTAATTGATGGTAGGGCTCACCCAAGTCCACATCTAGGTAGAAACCCCCCTCTTGGAGCTTACGGATTTCGTTTTCATTTTTGCGCATGACATGGGTAACACGGGGAGAACTCTCAATCTCTGACTCACCATACGGAACCACGATGTCTTCTGCCGGGATAAAGACGGCTTTTTGTCTGCCCAAGTTGGGATCAAAGTAGATCTTTTTAAAAGCTGAACCTGAAATAGGCAGATTCCAAAGAAGCTTTTCATGCTCCGGGCGGTATTCCGACATCACCTCAGTCAACTGGAAGTTCATATCCTCCCGAACACGGGATGCGGCTTCTTCAACTTCTGGAGTGTCTTTGCCAATAATGTGGGTTTTGACCGGCCCGGCAGCGGGGAAGGTCTCCATAATCCCTTCTGACTGGAACCTTACAACAGACTCCGTCAGCATAGGGTGAAACACTCCGCAGGCTCCCTGCCAAGGTTCTGTTCTCTCTTCATATCGCAGACCCAAAAGCTTTAAACCTTCTACATAGGTTTGCATCCACTCCTTGCGATCCATGACATCTTTGTCAAAATCCTCAACCAAGTCTTCGGCAAGGCTTTGCAATTCGGATTCATCAATGTATTCGGCCAGATTGGCATCAAAATCTTCCTCGGTTTCGGGTGCCGGAGAAAGATCGATTTCCAAATCACCGATCCCAATGATGACCTCATCTGGGTTTTCGATTTCTATCTCGATGGGTTCTGCCTGCAAACCGACCGGTGCTTGGTACAAAGATTTTTCTAACATGTTGTTTCCTATCTAAATGCGGGGCCCATAGCCCAAGTGACTGCCGAATACCTAACGCCCCAAGTTACAGGGGTTACCCTATGTTCCAGAAACGAGGGAAACACCACAATGCTCCCCCGCTTGGTCAAAATGTTTTTACTATCCACACCTTTAATCTGTAACTCGCCACCTTCAAACTCCGCAGGATCGTTCAACAAAATACTGATAGACAGTTTGCGCTGCATACCTTCTTCTGGTTCCGTCCCGTCTATATGCCAGTCATAGTGACCGCCGTCCTCAGCCAGATATCTACTTAGCTGCATCTCTTGCAGATAACTCAAAACAAAATTCCACTCTGCCTTCACGTTGGTGTCGGAGATGTAGGTCTGAGCAACACAGCCAATAGGCGAATATTTGCTCTGCCAAACCACGTCTGTGATCCTCGTCTCCGGCTCTTTTGTGGTGTTAGTCGCCACAAGCCCATCCTCATGCTTGTCCCAATCCACGCTGTTGATAACAAAATCACAGAAATCTAGGGTCAACTCGGATTCATAAAGCCAGCATTTGTTCTTAATCATCGTTGCTGATTCCCTAAATAAGTTTCCAATTGCCTTGGCTATAAGAGCTTGGCATCTGTATAGCCCCTCCCGCCGCCATCTTTAGCGGGTTTAGGCTGTGTTGAATTGTGTCTTGGCCCGGGCGAAAGCCGCCGCCGCCAATTGGTATAGGTAATGACCGCGATGGACTTGCGCCTTTGGGAATAACTTCTGTGATTTGATTACCAAAATGAATGTTGCGAGCCTTGCTTCCCTTGGGGCTTTCTGAACTTCCGTAAATTTCAACAGGATGCAGGCCCACATCTGGTTTTAATGAGACCGGGATCCGGGACACCGTTTCGCCAGCTTTTCTGTTTATCTCGGGGCCGTACTTGGATTTGGGAACATAGTGGTCTTCTGCCATTTGAACCAAGGCATAGCCAGTAAACTTACCGTCTTTAATTTCCGGCGTCAGTCGTGTTGCCGTGGATTCATCTTGTAACCATGATCCAACCGCAGTTGCAGCCTTTGGATCCATGTACAAAGTTTTGGTAGATGCTGGCTGAATTCCGGTTGATGTATCGGTATGATTCGCACCGCTGCGATTGCGGATGGTGGTGCTGTTGGGCATGTGTGCATACGTAGAGCCACGGGATGTTCTGAACATATATTCAACATCCGGCATATCCCCAAAAACATCGTAGTTCATTTTGTCCATATGATTCCTTAAACCGTGTAATACCTTTCAGATCTGCGTCCTTTGAAAATTGCAGGCTCGTCCGGCTCATCACTAGGGAGAGTGACTAAACCCCCTCGCCTAAATCTCAAAATGGCCTGCGATGTCGAGTCAACCAAGTCATCATGGTCTCCGTTAGGGAAGGAGGCGCATTCATCCATCAACTCATCTGCCCACCTTGTGTCCGGGCACCAGACCAAACCAGACTCAAACAACGGCGCAGCAGCGTTTACACGCGCGATCTTATCGCTTCCCTTGCTGGGTGTATATTCCTGAATGGGAACACCTATCGCCTTAAGCTCATAGATCAAGGGCGCTCCAGCGGCCTTCTTCTCAATCAGGACTAGATCGGGATTCCAGTCCTTGTAGTACCGAAGAGCGGTTTCCTTCAGTTCCGGGAACTCCATCCTCGCTTTAAACGAGTCTAGACAGATGATGTTGGCCTTGTAATTCCCCAAATCATCTGGATGTTGGAACACGCCCCAGATGGTTAGGGCGGAATAGTCGGCACGATTGTTCTTTTCAAAGGCCGTGTCCCAAGATTGGATGATAAAATCGCATTGAGGAGGGCGATCTTCTTGCCAAATTCTCCAATGCTCTCGCTTGATAATCGCCCCTTCCTCTGATGTGGGGTTTTGTTGGTACTGCGCATTCCATTTAGAGGTTGGAATCTCAGCCTTAATCGCTTCAAGCTCTTCTCTCTTCCAAAATCCGGGCCAAAGAGGGGTTCCTGACGGCAAAATCGCCGGGAATTCAATCACTTCCCAGCCATCTACGCCCTCTTTCTCGCTGTTTTTAAGAATTTGGCCTGTTAAATCTCTCTTAGCCCATCGGGTCATCACAATAATGATGCTCCCGCCCGGCTGTAAACGCTGCCTAGGCCCCGATGTGTACCATTCATACACATTGTCATAGACTGCGGGATTGTTCTGCTTAGCTTCCTGCTCAGAATGCGGGTCATCAATGATCAAAAGATCTGCGCCCTTACCAGTTACCGCTCCGCCGACACCAATAGCGAAGTAGTCACCTCCGGCGTTTGTGTTCCACCGCCCGGCAGCCTTAGAATCCGACGACAACTTGGTATCAAACACCTTCTCATACACGGGAGACTGGACAAGATTCCTAACTTTACGGCCAAAACCAACAGCCAACTCTGCGGTGTGTGCAGTCTGAATGATCTTCTTACTGGGATGTATTCCCAAAAACCACGCAGGAAGCAAATAAGACGCAAACTCTGACTTGGTATGCCTAGGAGGCATGTTGATGATCAATCTCCTCAACTCTCCCTTAGCCACACGCTCAAACGCATCTGCCATGATCTGATGGTGTTTACCCGAAATAAACCCATCCCACATCTGTGACACAAAAAAGATAAAGGATTCATGGCATCTCTCCACCTTATCCAACTCCAACAACTGTTGGATCTTTCTGCGCTCATCCAGACCCACCATAGGGATCAAGGACTCATAGTCGGCAATCTCCTGCTTCGTTAGGAGCGTCATAGACCCAGATCCTCGGTCTTCTTCACAATCCGAATGGAGTTGCATTTATGGGGCTTGATGGTCAACAAGCCCTGATCCTGTAATACATGGATTACACGATGAACGTTGGACTTCGACTTCAACCCTATCCCACGGGCTATTACCGAGTAGGAAGGAGCCACCCCATGAATCTTCATGTAAGCCTTAATGAACTCAAAAATCAGTTTGTGTTTATCTGACATGATGCGAGTTTAAACGTAATTGTGAACGTTCGCAAGCGTTTAAATGTGAAAATATATAGGGGGGGGTGTTTTCTAAAAATTTATATAGGGGGGGGTGGTTTAGGAATGCGAACGTTCACAGAAGATAGGGGGAACATAATTGGGTGAGTGGAATACAGTGCAGGTCGGGGGAGGGGGCCCCAACTGGAATATGGGGGGTAGGGGTGTCGCCCACGCCATCCCCGCCACTAGCAAGCCCACTCCCGCACCAGCGATGACCGTAGAGGCGGCGCGTTTACACGCTAGTGACGCTGGTTTACACACCACACACACACCATCAGCGCATGACGCTATGCATACGTGCTGGTGCATACATACATAGGTCACATACATACATCAGACATTCACCACATCAGCCTCAATGACCTGAGTGCGAGTGAGTGGTCTTACGTTGTTGAGTAGGCGTAGATGCCCTGCTAGATCACGCTTCAACTGGTCAGCACTTAGGCTGGTGTCTTCAGTCTTCTCTTCAGTCTTGTTGAACATGCCGACAGACTTGCCCATGAGTTCGAGAGCCTTGAGACGTGAGCCCTCCTGTTTGCCTGACTTAGCATAGTGCAGCAACTGCTTTAGTACGAATCGTTTCGTGGCAGCCGTGTCTTCTGCGAGCGCCTCGACTGTCTCACCCCAATGCTCTTGGAGCATAGATTGGATCCTGAGATCTTGGCTCAGCCTCCATGCATTTGACTTGATCACCTGTGGTTTTGCCTGTGCATCAGGGTATGCGTCTCGGTATGCTTGTTCCTGTGTTTTTCCCTCTATGAGCCCTCTTGCAAAGTGGTATTGTTTTGGTGTCAGAGGTCTCTGCCTTTCAGTCCCTACAGGCTTACCATCTACTCGCATCCTAGGTGGCTCTGCGTGAGCAGCCAACCGTTCCGCTTCGCTATCGACCTCGGGCGAATCATGGTCTTGATCCAACCCCTCTTGGTCGTCCGCCTCAAGTGCTGCCAAGTACTCATCGCGTGACATCTTGCCCTGTCCACTATCCTGTACTGTACGTATACCCATGTAGTCACCTCATACTGTATGTTTAAACATGACGTTCGCATTCTAATGAGTTATCAACAGCATGTAAACAGGTTGTGGATATCTTTGTGTTATCCACAGGAAGTTGTCCACAGGTTGGTAGCCTTTGCCTACTGACCCCGTTTAAACCATAGCATTTAGGCTATTTACTGTATGTTTGTACATGCCTCTAGAATCGATTTAAACGCGTTTTGAGCGATTTTCGGTCTTCAAGCCACTACCCCCTTGGCACCCTCGCGATCGCCTCACCTGATCGATTCTGATCGATTTGCCTATTTTTTAATCAGGTACTTATCCACACCTGACAGTCTTTTATTCACACCCCCTAAATGAACATCTTGTGGATATCTTTTGGGCTGATGACATATATATATAGAGCACCTGACGGTCGTTCAATACCCGACTAGATCACAGGGCTATTGACATGCCCGTTTAAATCTCCCTACAATATCAACATCAGCGCTGGTGCTGATATCAATAGGAGGTTAGTGTGAACAAGTTTAAAACCTACACCCGCGAGATGCTGGTGTTTGCTCTTGCTGATTGTTATGAGACCTTGAGGGTTGGCGGGTACGCAACTGACCATCCATATGGGCGCAAGCTGTGGGCAGAGATAGATGCAATCCGAGATGCGCAAATGGAACTGCGCCGCGCTTGACATATCAGCGGTATGCCCTAGTGGCATATCAGTGCTATGTCGCACTTTTACTGGAGGTGAATCGTGTTTAGTACTAGGGAAGAGTATCTGACTCAGGCGGTGCAGGAACTGCGCCCTGTTTTCGCGGCGGTCGGCAAACCATTACCCGCCAAGATCCGAGTGGCTTGCGGTTTCCCGTTGGACGCCAAGCGGTCTAAGGCAATTGGTCAGTGTTGGGCAGACAAGAATTCTGCGGACGGCAGCGTGGAGATCCTGATATCCCCCCAATTGGCAGACCCCATCCAAGTCGTTGAGGTGCTGGTACATGAGTTGTGCCACGCCACGGCGGGGGCTATGAATCACGGCGTCAACTTTCAAGCGGCTGCGCACCTGATGCACCTCGAGCCCATCGGCGGCGGTCGTGAGGCGTGGAAGTCAACGCGCGGCAGCGCCACATTCATGCCCACATTCGGGGACATCATTGGGTCATTGGGTGACTATCCCCATGCAGCCCTGTCGTTTAGCACCCGCAAGACTCAGGGCACACGCATGCTCAAAGCCGAGTGCGGCTGCGGGTACACCATCAGGCTGACCAACAAGTGGGCAGCGCAGGGTTTGCCTACATGCGTTTGCGGCGGCACGTTTCAATTAACTTAAGGGGGGTTTCATGGATCGCACACATCTGACGGTAACGCTCTCGGTAATGCCCGAGGCGCGAATCATTGCGGCGTTTAAACAGTACAACGCACACCCTTGGCAGACCGCCACAAAGGAGGAGGCTGTTGAGTGGCTAGTGGACTCGATGGTGTCGGGCAGAATCACCGCCACAATTGATGACATAAAAACTTTGCCCATCGATTATCCATCACTCAAACAGGCGGTTGACAACCGCCAAGTGGATAAAACGGCGGCAGCGGCGGGTGCTCTCGCGGGTAAGGCGCATGATGCGGCGGTCGATGCCCTTGAAAAGGCAGACAAGTTGGCTGCCGAACTGTCCGCAAGTAAAGCGCAGGTAACGCGCCTTGCAAAGCAGGTCAGTGACATGTCCAGCGTGGACACCGATAGCGTCAAGGTCGCGGTGGCTGCTGCCGTGGCTGCTGAGTTTGCACCGTTTAAACAGGCGGTTGTCGCGGCTGGTGCTCAGGCTGTGGTCGGGTCAATGTCCGATGTCCGCTGCGAGGACTTCAAGACTGCGCTCGAGGTGTTCGGCGTGGACGTGCGAGACACTAAGGGTAAGCAGATGACCGTAAGCATTTGGAATGACCCCTCTGCCCCCGCCGTGGATCCTGACTTCATTTGGACTGAGGGCATTTTGAAGCATTTGCTGTTGTCTGACCGGACGGGCGAAAATATTTGGTTTGGCGGCGAAAAGGGCACGGGTAAATCCGAGACCGCCCGTCAATTTGCGGCGCGTACAGGGCGCGGGTATGTCCGCATCAACTTTCACAAGCACACCTCTGCCGAGGAGTATCTTGGCGCGACCGGTCTTAAAAATGGTGAAACCGTTTTCGAGCCCCGTGATTTCCTGATGGCGTACACCTCACCCTCGACCGTCATTCTGCTGGATGAGGTGACCAATGCAGATGCGGGTGAACTTGCACCCCTCAATGGTTTCTTGGAGCCTATGGCTGCCGTCTCTTTTGGAGGTCGGGAGTGGGCTCGCGCTGCTGGTGTGCTGGTCTTCGCAGCCGACAATACATTTGGTTCGGGTGATGACACTGGTCGCTACACGGGAACACGCCAACAAAACGTGGCGCTGGTCGACCGTTTCAGCCGACTTGTGCCCTTTACTTTCCTGCCCCAATCACAGGAGATCGAGGCGATCTGCAAGCGCACGGGCTGCAACCGCGATGTGGCAGAGCACACCCATTCAGCCATTCGCGTGGCGCGTCAACGAGTGGCTGATGGGGATATCATCGATGCCCCATCCATCCGGTCGGTGATGGCGTTCATCCGAGCCCTGTCGGTTTTGGATGTGAATGAAGCATGGGAGACCGCTATCGTGTCCCGCCAACCATCCGAAAGTCATGCCATGCTGCGCGGCATTTTTGTTTCTCAAATCAACCCCTCTTATTTACTGGACAACCTGTAATGAAAACCTACAAGGGCTACGTGTTTAAACGCGCGGTGCAGGATCTGATCTTGAAGTGCGCTGCCGAGTTGAACCTGTCGGTGCGAATCAAGTGGACTGACGCCATCACAACCGCTGGTATCAACACGCACGGTGACTTGTACTTGGCTGACGTGCTGGATGATGCGGCGCTCAAGCATAAGGATCTTGTCAAGTATTGCGGGTTTGGGGTGCATGAACTGCTCCATGCGAAGCATACGAACTTCAACGCAACAAGCAACACCGATTACCTGCGCACTCTGCACAATGCGGTCGAGGATGCGTGGATCGAGCACAACGGCATTGCCCAATGTTTCACGGGCAACATCAGCAACCTGTTGGGTGAGTTGATTGAAATGATGACCGCTGACGCCATCAAGAATGTGAAGTCATGGTCTGACCCCGCCCAATACCCGTTTGCGCTTGCCGTTTACCTGCGCAACCATGCCAAGACTAAAGTGCCCTTGGCTAAAGGTCTAAAGCCGATATTCGATGAGGCTGCCATCAGACTGAAAACCTGTCAATCCAGTTACCATACCTTGGGGGTTGCTGAGTGGGTCTTGGAGCAACTCAAGGGTTTGCCCAAAAAGCCTCCAGCAAAGCCGCCAAAACCCGCTAAGAGCGCCGATCAGGATCAGGGTAAGGGTGAGGGTAAGGGTGACGCCGAAAACGCGCCTGAGGACGCTCCTGACGATGGCGAGGCTGGTGACGCGACCGCTCCAAGTAAAGACACCGAGGCAATGCCTGTCGAGCCAACCCTCGATGCGGAAGAAAAGGGCGGACAGGGCGGCTACTGCGAATCAGGTGTGCGTGATGCTGATCGGGTGATTGGTGACAAGTGGCTTGAGCCTGACATTGTCGTACCCGCCAAGCTGCGCCATGAGATCAAGCGTCTGTTTGATAACAGCGGTCTTGATGAATTTCAGATGAACCGCAAAGCAGGGTCAATTAATACCGCTGCCCTGTCCCGCGCTGGATTTTCTGCTGGTGTGTTTAAACGTAGGCATGAGGTGGACGGTATCGACTCTGCCGTGGCTATCGTGCTGGACATCAGCGACTCGATGACTACTGACGGTGGACAGGATCCTAAGACGGGCAGGGGGCTGCGCTTACTCACCGCCACTCAGGCTTGCATTGCGCTGCTGGACACCCTAAACCGTGCGCAGGTGCAGACTGCTGTTCTCGCGTTTGCCCAATACACGGCGGTGATCAAGCCCTTTTCAATGTCTGCCAAAAAAGGTGTTGAGGCGCTGTGCAAGATCAGGACAAAGGGCAGCACCAACGATTACTTTGCGGTGCGCCATGCGCACAACATGCTGATGGATCGACCTGAGCGGCGCAAGATCACATTTGTGTTGACTGACGGGTATGGCAACACGGCAGACACCAAGACTCAGGTGCAGGTGGGTAATCGGATGGGCATCACAACCATAGGCATAGGCATCCAGCATTCGGTCGAGCGCATTTACGACCAAGCCGTGCGCGTGGATGAGATCAGCCAATTGGGTAAGGTTTCGTTCAATCAAATCAAGTTGACTTTTTAAGGGGGTGTTATGTATCGAGTGATGAAGAAGGATGATTGGTATGAGGTGGTGGAGGTTTTGTGTGAGGGCGATACCCCCATAGGGTATGCGCGAGTGGTACTGGAGGGCGAGGATATTGATGAGATCAGAGGGGAGTTATTGAAGATGACCGTAGCATTTAATAAACCAATTTTGGAGGTGGCGTAATGTATTTAGTTTTTAACCACAATGGAACCCTGTTGGGGAAGTTCAAGTCCCGTAAAGCAGCCGAGCAGGAAGCTATTTTTTACAGGGATCAGACGGGCAATGGGGCATATGTACTTACAAGGAGGCAGTATGAAAACATCTGAATTGAAGGGAATAGCCCTTGATTGGGCGGTAGCGAAGTGCGAGGGATTTGGTGATTCGCCTAGGTCTATGGAAATATTTATGTATCAGCAATCGAGGGGCATGGGTTACTGTTACTCAACCGACTGGTCAAGGGGTGGCCCGATCATTGAACGAGAAATGATTGAGCTTGTGCCGCAAACACCCAATTTGTGGGACGCCATGTACATGGGGCAGCACATTCCCTATGAGGGCTCTACGCCCCTTATTGCAGCGATGCGGTGCTTTGTGGCATCGAGGATGGGTGACGACATCGAACTACCCGAAGAAATAGGAGGCTGATCATGGCTACATACAAAGGGATAGTTGCATACCGCGCATACCAAACGGTTTACGTAGAAGCAGACAACGGGGAGGAAGCCGCGCGGTTAATACAAGAAGAGTTTGACCTGAGTCGTGCAGATGCAGAGATGGACGTTTGCGACTTAGAGGAGATCAAGCATGAAAAAATCTGACAACATTGTCGTCATCATTGACGGCGACATCAGGGGTGCGGAGGTCGTTGAGGTTTTGCCCAACGGGGACATTGTGACCAGTGTCAAAGATTACTACGGGGGCTACACGGCATTCCCGCGCAATAATGTTTTTACCGTTTCCGAGTGGGAGCAAGTCAAAGGAGAGTACGCATGAATGCAGCACGCAAAAAGAAACCAACGTTTAAACACCAATCGAGTTATAACCCGTACAACACGGGGAAGGTTTTGATCGGTTCAAATTATTTCCCCCGCAAGAATTATGTGTGCCGCGAGGGGGAGAAGGTTCAGGCTGCGCTCTTGGGGATCGAGTCTGAGACCAGTAGGAGAAGGGTCAGAGGGTACATTCTGTACATGCTGATGGTGTTTGCTTTGTTTACGATTGCAGCAAGTTTTTAAGGGGGTTGTATGTACATTGGTGCTTACGTTGAAATTGAATGGTGGGACAACAAGGAGCGCGAAAACTCCTACATTTCGCTGATGCAGTATGACGAGGAAAACAATGTAGACACGGCGGGGGTGCCCGATGACAACATTGTGTTCTATGCTGATTCTGTGGAACACTTGGAGAACATGCGGTTTAAAGGGTATGCGCCCTTTAGGCTGGTGAGTTACGAACTGGTGGAACAAGATGATTCATCGAATGTCTGAAACCCTGCGGGATCTCCTGCGGGTGTTGGAGAATTCTGATCTGCCTGTTGCGTATCAAGCGACAGTTGTTGCAAAGTTGTTGTGCATGTTTGCGGTCGAGAACATTTCAAAGGAGGAGTTTTTGTACGACCTTGAAACCATGTATGACTTTGAGATGGAGCCGAAGGGGGATATACATTGAAGCCAGCCCCCGTGCTGACATCAAATCACCCCACATTTTTATTGGAAGTCAAGAAACAAGGAGAACATATAAGTTTAGTTTGTGATGTTAAAAAGATACCTATAGGTTCCAAATACATCGCATACCACGACCGACGCTTTGTTGTATTTAAACGCTCACAAGACTCGGATCGTTTTGTCAAGTCTTTTCCAAATGTATGTTCTGCGGTGTTTTGTGTCAGGAAAAAATAAGGGGGCTCATGCCCCCTTTTTCTTTAGAACGAATCCATGCATTCCGAGTAATTCCCTGCGGTCTTGTTGTAGAGCAGGGTCGTTTCCCCTTGAGCCCCCACCCAACGGTATCTACATTTCCATACCGCAACTTCAACCACCGAACCCTGACCCCTGTGGACTGTGATGCCGCAGTCGGTCTTAGCCCACCAAGCCATTGATCCTGAGATCGCCATGCCATCAGGGCGCGGTTGTTCGTTACCTGAACGGGTCATCTTAGAAGGGTGAGCCACAAAGAATGTGTGTACATCATGCGCCTTGCAGAACTTTTGGATCTTGGTCAGCATGTTGCTGATCGCCTCGGTTTCTGTACTGTCTTTGCGCTCTAGTTCAAGGTAGTTGTACGGGTCAATCAATAGACCCCTGACACCCATTCGTTTAACGGCTGCGCGTGATCTGTCAAGGATCGATTCAAGGGTATTTGGATCCTCTCCGTTGGAGTCAATGAATAGAAAATGATCCTGCACCCATTTAAACGCACGTTCTCTTTCGGGCTCGGACATCCTGTCTTTGCCGTCAAAGAATCTCTTGCCCGTATAGATCTCCATGAGACGGGTGATGTGGATCTCGGGCTGGTTCTCAAACGAGCACAACGCAAACTTCCAGTCGTGGGCACGGGCGAGGTTCACCATGATTTGATCCACAAAGTTGGACTTGCCCATTGAGGGGTAACCCGTCACAACTGTGAGTTGACCAGTAGCAACTGTATAGATCTCATCTAGGGATTTGTATCCCGTGCTGAATCCTTTGCCCGTGCCTTTTGCGTAGAGGTCGTTGATCCTGTCGAGGTAGGTCTGCGCCTCGCTGATGCCCGAAATGGGATAGGGCTGCGCGTTCTGAATGATGTCGATGACCGTATCCTGTGTCGGGTCATCCTCCATGTGGATTTCGTTTAAATCCTTTTTGGCAAACTTGGCAAGTCGGCACTTTTCTTTTCCGATGCGTCTTGCAAGCTCTTCAGCCAATGCCTGACCGGGGGTGTCCTGATCGGTCGCTAGAACGATATAAGGTGCAGCGTCAATGATCTCCCGAGCATTCCACACATAGGAAAACTTTTTATCCTCAGAGGGGTGAACCTTGCCATCTGCCACCTTGACTGGTGCGCCCGACGGGACGGACACGACGTTGTTTAAACCTATCTCTACCGCAGTCAGGTAATCCATTTCCCCCTCTACGATAACGAGGGGCTCACCCTTGATAACGTTCTCTATTCCGAAAAAATCATGCGCCCCACCCATCTCTTGAGTGAAGTCTTTGTCTTCAATGGATCTGTACTTAGCGGAGACGAGCGCCCCGTTCCGGTAGTAGGGGAACCCGATAGCTTCGGTCTCCCTGTTTAACTTCCGAAAGAATTTTCTTGCGGAAAACAATTGCGTTTTGTCTGCGGTCTCCTTGGATATTCCCCTTGTTTTTAAGAATGCGTAATGCTCCGCTCTCAATGCGTTGCTCAAGATCGTTGGGTTTGGTACAGCGGACAAAAATCTGCCCTTCCTTTCTGTTGGTTGTACTGAACCACTAGCCATGCAATGATGGCAGTGGTAGACGATAGCGCCGTCACCCTTGCGGGTAAGGGTCATGTCTTTTGCTCTCTTCTTGCGTTCAGGTTCGCAGAATGGACATACAACACGAGTTGTATCCCCAAAATGTGTAACGCCGATGATGTCTTCAATGAGCATCTTATTTGTTGTCTGCTTGATTAGCTGATTTGTCTCTTAATCTTAAGTTTCCTTTCGTTGTTTTCCCGCCTTTGCGTAGCGGAATCTTGTGATCAATGTCTTTACCAGAACGATCTATACCTTTTTTATCGTATAGCCTACGCGCCTTTTGTCTTTCAAGTTGATCTTTTGTTTCCCCAGATTCCTTTTGTAATTTGTATGCGTGTTTGTAATCACGCTTTCCATTTGCCTGCGTCATGTGATCTCCAACTGTTTAAACCTATTAGTATTCAAGAGAACGCATGGCTCAATGTCTTGCCAATCACCCCTATCGGTGCGCCCCCTCACCAAAACATCATCAGGCTTGAAGTCCCTGAACGTTGCATGGTACAGCCCATCAGTGGCTTTTACAACTAGAACAAACGGAAGACCACTTGCCCTTGTCAAACTTTCTGCGCTCGACCATTTGCCGATGCTCATCAGATACCCCCCAAAAGAGTCAATCTGCGCCATTGTGTAGTTGCGTGTTTTCACCTCGCAGAAAGCCACAGCTTTGCTGTTACGTTGAATGACAAAATCAAGGTGATATCGGATGGGCAATTTAGACATGGTGCAATTCCATGCCTTTTCCAAAACCTGTACGACAGAGGTTTCCCTGTCAAGGTCTGAGCCCGTTTCGTAGAGGGGTCGTCCCATCACTCTCCTCATGCCCCTTATCGGGGCTGTTGATAAATTCCACCCAAAGACCCCCCTTCCCCACACAGAGAAAAAAGATCAGGATGGTTCCACCGCCTCACGGCATCTGCATGTTAATTAATTAACCCCTATGCTTGCAGACTCGACCAGCACCACGGATTCTTGGGAGTAGTTGCTCCGCGCCACAACGCTTACCGTGTAACCCTTTTCTTCCGCGCAGTCAGGTTGAACTCTTGCTATCGTGCGGAGTACGTCAGGCGTAGAAAACAAAAAAGCCGTTAGAACAGAACCCGGTGGAAACGCATCAATCCTTGTGGGACGAATGGGCACCCCAGTCGGGGTCGGGATCTGATCTAACGGCTCTCTAGGTTTCCACACCTGCTTGAACTATACACAATTCAAATAGAAATGCAAGAACTTTTTGATTGCAATTTGAGAACGATTGATTTAAACTACGTTCGCAACTTCTCCTGTTGCACTGTTTCATACAGTTGCCTCTCCTTGCCCCCAGCCTTGCGCTGGGGTTTTTTTGGGGCAATCTCAGGGATGCATTGAACGATGATCTCTGACCTAGGGTTGTCGGGATCTAGCCCCCAGTAGGTGTGTCTTTCTTTGACCTGACGGTCGTTCTCATAAACAAACCCCTGCATCAGATCCAAGATCAATGACTCATCCAAATCAGGACGGCGGGATGCGTAATAAATATGCATCGTCACCCGAAGATCTCCCTGCATCAATGGTTGCAGCGGCTTCAATTGCAGTTTAAACGCATCAGAATACTTGAGTGCTTTGTCGGACTTTATCAGTCGAGACATGTTGCCAAACCTCACAACCCTCCTGCTGTTTGCCTTTGATGCAGGTTCTCCAAAAATAATTAAAGATAGGGATTGCAATTCTTGATTGATTGCACTATCATTCATTTTGTCAGTCATAAAGATCCTTGGAGAAGGCATGAAAATTACGAACGTTCACAAAGTCCCAGAGCCACTGATGACCTTGGCTAAGGGACAGTATTACAGCAAGGGCGAAGCCGACTATAGCGTAACCGAACTGATGTCGCCACCCCGTGTGCAGCGTCTGAAGTCTAAGCACAACGCAGACATGGTTCAGGATGTATCTCAAATGCTTTGGTCTCTCTTGGGTTCTGCGCTGCATGTGGTGATGGAGCGCGGTCAAACCGAGGGCTGGATCACTGAGGAAAGATTGTTCACCAAAGTTGATGACGTGGTGATTTCGGGAGGGGTTGACCTCCAAGAAGAAACGCCCGATGGAATCATCATCTATGACTATAAGTTCACGTCTGCATGGGCAGTGATGAACGAGAAGGTTGAGTGGGAACAACAACTGAATATCTACAAATGGTTGGTTGAGACCGTCAAACGGAAAAAGGTTGTGGGTCTAAAGATTTGCTCATTGATCAGAGACTTCAGCCGCCACGAGACAGGAAGGGCTGGCTATCCGCAGTCCACTATCCACATGGTAGATGTGCCGATGTGGGACACATTCAAAGCGGAGTCCTATGTGCGTGAGCGTTTAAACATGCACAGGGATGCCAAGCTTGCAGCAGACTTTGAGGAGGAGCTACCCCAGTGTTCCTCCGACGAGCGGTGGATGTCAGAAACGACATACGCTGTAAAAAGGGACGGACGCAAAACAGCGATCCGTGTTTTAAAAGATGCCGAAGAGGCTAATGAACTTGCTTTAAAGGAGAAGGGCTATGTCGAAACGAGACTTGGAGAACCCAAACGTTGTACCGGAAACTACTGCGGAGTCGCTGAATTCTGTAACCAATACAAAGGAGAAGCCAGTGACCCCATCTGATTTACTGGCTATCAACGTCAACAAACATACAGAAAAGAAAAACAATTTAACCTATTTGTCGTGGGCATGGGCGTGGGATCAGATCCTACGAGCCGACCCGCAAGCCAACTACGACGTGAAAACATTTGATGGTCTGCCTTATATGCGGATTGGAGAATCTGCAATGGTTTGGGTGACCGTAGTTGCCCTAGGGAAATCCGTCACGGTGCAGTTGCCCGTGTTGGACTACCGCAATAAATGTATTGCCAACCCCAATGCGTTTGACATCAATACATCCATCATGCGATGCCTTGTTAAGGGGATTGCGATGCATGGTCTAGGTCTTTACATCTATGCGGGTGAGGATCTACCTGCGGAAACGGTGGAGCCCGTCAAGATTATCCCCGTAAGCGAAGAGGGGGAGGTGTCTGCGTCAGTAGATGTGACAACCGAAAGCGATGAGGAAAACGCCAAACTGTTTGCGGAGTCCATGATCAGGTTTACCAACCACTGCCAAGACTTGGCGGGTTTAAACAGCTACTGGAAGAACAACCAAGGCGAGCTAGATAAGTTAAAGGTTAACTACCCCGACTTGTTTAAAACCATCAGAGATGAGTTCTCTGAACTGAAGAAATCTTTTTCAAAACCAAAGGAGTAAATCATGGAAAAGCAATACAAACCCTACCCCGATTCCGGCTCACTACGAGCTACCGGAACCAAGAGGACTCAAATGTCCCCCGACTATTGGGGAAACATTGCGATCAACCTCAAGGATTTAAAGAACATCAAGACAGAAGATGGCTTGACCATTGTGAAGTTGAGTGGCTGGAAAAAGGTGGACTCCGCCGGTAAGACCTACCTCTCTATCGCAGTGGATCGTTATGTCCCCGAAGAGAAGCCACAAGGTGGTAGCGGCTTTGATGACATGGATTCGGAGTTCTAAGTGGCACTTCAATTTGAAGCCCGCAAGGTGTCTTTGAAGCAGGATAGGACGGGTTATGTTTTAACCCTGTCCCTGCACCCCGATGAAATCCCAGTGGAGCTTCTCAGGGATTTTGTCGGGACGAGATACGCCTGTGCAATTGTTCGCATTCAAGATGATGAAACGCCGACCGCTTACAACAACCGAGTGCAGAAGGCTGGGATGTTATGCCGTCAAGAAAAGTTTCAGGCTTTCATGTCTGACTTTATTGATGGGTTTGTGGACGAGGACAGCACTGCGGACGAGTTGTGTAAACAGTGCGGCATTGAGTCACGAAGCGAATTAAATGGAAACCTATCGGCGCAGAATAAATTTGATGAGCTTGTAGCCGAGTATGAAAACTGGAGTAAGAATGACCAATTCTAAAAATTACAAACCTTACATGACCTACTTGTTGCCCGAGGAACATGCAGGACTGAAGAAGTTTTCAAAGACTTACAAAGTTCCTATGGCGCAACTGGTTAGAGAAGGTGTTGCTGCGAGATTGTCATCTAACAATCCTTATGTTTCGGGTTTTAACGATGGTTTAAACAAGGCCATCGAGATGACCAAAAGTCTTAAGGCTTCTGAGATGAGGTTCCCGTCCGGTCAATCATTTGGTGAGTTGGTAGAGGATGCTTTGTTAAGTCAACGAATCGTGGAGGTTAAGAATGAATCTAACGGGACAACGTAACCAGTGTCCAACTTGTGGCGAGTATTTCAACAGCAACACTGCTTTTGATAAACATCGTTCGGGCCCATTTACAAATAGACGATGCATCTCCCATCAAGAGATGCGAGACAAAGGAATGAGTTTAAACAGCTCAGGATTTTGGATTTCAGAATCTTGGCAGGGATGGCAAGGAGCCCGAGATGAGTCACCAGCAGTTTTATGAAACTGTGCAGAGGCAGGAGAGTTTGTTGGACAAGCGTCTAGCAAAGCTTGCATATGACGCAGGGTTTGTATTTTTTGAGGGCGGCGAAGAGATTGATTGGTCTCGAGATTACACAGAGCAACTGATCAAGTTCGCAGAATTGGTTCATGGGAAGGGGTGGAAATGAAACCTAAAGAGCTGGCAGTACTTGAGATGTGCATAGAGAACGGCATTGCCTACGGCATGACCCGCGCCTACAAACACACGGATGAGCCGACAGACGATCAAATTAAGTTCGTTCTGCGGGATGCAATCATGCATGAAATATATGAATGGTTTTACTTTGAAGAAACCGAGGTGTGGGACAAATGAAGATACTTTTAATGTGTTATTTGGTAATGTTCTTGGTGGCGCTGGGCCCCCTCATCACTATCGGCACCATTTACCTGTTAGGCAAATTAATACCATTTACCTTTTAGGAGAGTTATGAAAGTCTACATCAGCAGCTATCGAGACCACTGGGTCTCACCTTGCACGATCTTAGAGAAGGTTTTCTTCTGGAGGGAAATTGACTACGACGAGCCAAAGATAGAAAAGTGGGCTGACAAACTGCGCCCATTGTGTGAGGGTCTTAAGAGTTTTTTAGATCGCATCCATCCTAGGATTACTTACGTCAAGATAGACAGGTGGGACATATGGAGCATGGATACCACCTTGGCTCTTATTATCCTACCCATGCTCAAGCAGCTACATGCGGATAAGCATGGCGCTCCCAACGTTGATGATGAAGACGTTCCTGAAGAGCTTAGGTCTACGTCCGCTCCGCCAAAAGAAAATATATGGGAAACCGACGCCAACCACTTTAAACGGTGGGACTGGGTAATGGAGGAGATGATCTGGTCTTTTGAGCACAAACTAAAAGATACAGATCTTGACGACATTGATATATGGGAAGCTGATGGGGTCAGGGCGCAGAACGGCTTCCGACTGTTTGGTAAGTACTTTCAATCACTATGGGACTAACATGAAACTAACTATTGAAATTGACAGCGACACTATAGACAACATCTTCATCGAGCGTTTGATAGAAGACCTTGAGCGGCTGGAGACGGAGACTATTGCCGTTTTCTCGCACGAACCTGAGATCGAGAAGCAGCACATCGGCGCATTGAAGGGCGCTTACAAACAAATACTTTCCTACTACGGAGAAATGGTATGACTATCCAATCAGACTTAAAAGCAAAGCTCAGAGAATCAGAGCTGACCTTTGAGAAAAACTGGCGGCGGCACCAGAACCTACAGATCGTCAAGGGTCTGTTTGCCGTGGCTTGCTTCATGGCGTTTATTGTGTTTGCTGGTTTCTATATACAAAGGTAAAGCATGACACAAGATGAAATCATGGAGATGGCACAAAAATGCAGGTTGATAGGAAGTGACCCGCGCCTTTATGGCATTTATATGGACGCCCTGTTGTCTTTTGCCAAACTGGTAGCAGAAGCAGAGCGTGAGGCGTGTGCGAAGGTGGCTGACGCATACGCAGATGGTTTGGAGCGCAACTATTCTGAAATCACTGCAGACATAATCCGAGCACGGGGGCAAGCATGACATGGGATGAATACAACCTACTATTCCACAAACAACAGCTAAACCTTGTTGCGTTTAAACGTTTAATGGATTGTGATGAAGAGGTTTTGCGGTTGGTTAACAGTGCAATCGAAGCAGAGCGCGAAGCCTGTGCAAAGTTGTGCGATGACCTTGTAAATGACGAAAACACCATTGAATATGCAAACGCAGCATATCGTTGTTCGGTACTAATTAGATCAAGGGAGTAGATATGGATTTAAATCAAGGCAAAGTAGCTGGCGGGTTGGTGGAAGAAATGCTGGAGTTAATTTATAAGTACGACGAATCTCTTTACATGCCAACGGTTATTGGTTGTTTGGAGGTGGTAAAGCAAATACTTCTTAATGGTAGTTTAAAGAATTTAGAGAGAGAGCATGACTAAAGACGAAATCTGCGGGTTGCTTAGACAAATCCACGATGTCTTAGCTATGCAATCAGAAACAAATCAGGTTAAGTTTACCTCGGATTATGAGCGAGGAGTCATTGATGGCATGCTGAAGCAGGTGCAGTCCAGCGTAGACAAGGCGGTCAATGCAATGGCAAAGCGCCCTTGGGCGGGGCTGACGGATGAGGAAGTAGATGAAATATACACCTCTGTGCAGTTGGAGGTTAACGACCATTGGGACAAGGGTGGCACAACCAAGATGTTTCCATTGACGTTGTATAAAGCCATAGAAGCCAAGCTAAGGAGTAAGAACGCATGAGCGCAAAACCAATCCCAGCAAAAGAAGTAGCCGCAAGCATCATGAAAATCATGGATGACGTTGCATTGCAGTACCCCGAAGAAGAGCGAGAGCGTTTAAAAGCGGTCATGCTTGGTCAGTTGGGCATGGCTATGTTTAACAGGCCAATGGTTGTTGAAGACAAACTCAAGGAGAAGAACGCATGAGACTCATCAGTTTGAACTGGAACGACATCAAGGGACAAGGTAGTGTTTCTTACTCCAAGGTGTTCAGCGAAGCGCACATCGTCGTGCAATTGGATATGTTGCAAGACTGCATCGCTGATTTGCAAGACAAGTACGACGCATTGTTGGCTCAACCTGAATCGGAGAAGAACACATGAGGCAATGCATTCAATGCTCGGATTGCGAATATTTTGGATCAAGATTTACAGACGAAACATTGCCCGGAGCATTTGACCCGGGCGCATGTAACGTTGTTGTGCCTTCATGGTTGAACGCAATGGCATGTTTAAACCCAAACGGGGTTGATCGTCGCGTTTATCCTGACAACGGATGTGATTTGGGGAAATTAAAACTTAAGGAGAAGAACATATGAAACAGGTCAAACTTTTTGTTGGCGTTGACGACTACGAAGTTGGTCTGGTGTTTACATGGAGTGAATCTGAAAACGCATGGGTCTGCAAGATGGATGATGATTTTATGCAAGAACTTGGCGCATTGCCATTTGAGGAGAAGAACGATGTCTGATAGATTTGATTTAGAACAAGCGATCCTGCGGGCGGACATGGAGGGTGATTTAAACCTGCTCTTTGATCGTGTATGCAACGGGCCGGAACTGTCTCAGGACGACATGGCTAATGCCCTGCTGGGACTCATCACCCTCAACGCATTGCGGCACGAGAAGCTGTGGAATATCTTTGAAGACATGTGCCACCAACGAATGTTTAAGGACAAATATGAAAAAGTGGATTGATCCACCTAGTGGATGGAAGTATGGATTCCCTAGAGTCTTTGATAGCGAGAAGGACGGGAATATGCGCGAATGGTTGGTCGCTAATGGATATCCTCAGGAAGAAATTGAGGATTTGGGTAATCATTTTTATGTGCGTCAATGGTTAACTGATGAGGAGGAAGAGAAATGTCGAACGTCATAAGGATGGGTAAAAGCTCCCACGAACTTTTAGATGAGGTCAGGGAGATGATGACTGAAGATTCAAGCTGCATGGTGGTGTTCTTTGATGAGGAGGACACCTTGCAGGTCGCCTACGCTAACGTATCTGCGGAACGAAGTGTGTTTATGTTGGAAGCCGCCAAGCTGGATATATTGGATAGCGTTTAAATGAAATGTAGCTGCGGCGCACCTAGTGAAATTTTAGAAACCCGCACTTATAAATCTTCTGTCTACCGCAGAAGGATTTGTTTCAACGGGCATAGATTTTCAACCGACGAAAGAGCCAGAAAGGAGAGCAACAAGGAACCGTTTAAACATGAAAACAATCATACATGTCAACCAACACGTAGTTAAAGCCAATACGAAAAATGGCACACAAGACCCAGTCCTTACGGTAAAAACCTATAAGGAAAACAAGTATGCAAAGCGCGTACTTATAAACGGCCCGAGTAAGGTTGTTTACAGCCCGGACAAACCGCTCTCATGCGGAGCTAGGGTGTGGATTGAAACAGAATCAGAGGTGATTACAGATGAACAAGTTTGATAGTTTTGTGAGGAAAACCTTTTTTTACGTTGAGACAACTCTTGTAGGAATTGGTGCTTTTTTTGTATTGGTTGTATTCGGATTCTTCTCCGGATACATTTTTGAAAAACTTCCTATGTGGATGGAGGCATTGAAATGACTGACGACTTTAAACTGACCATGACGCACATATCAGACAACGAAGACGGATCCGCTAACGTCAATCTTGATATGGATGCCAACGCAGTAAGATGTTTAATCAACTATGGCTTTGTGAGCCTACTCAGAGATGCAATCCGAGACGGCAAGATTCTAAAAGCCGACGAAGAGAAAGCCGGTGGAACAGAATGAAGTGCTGCCACTGCGATAAACCAGTAGACACGGATGCGGATGTAGATGCGTTTTTCGGTAGGTATTGGCATTCGGAGTGTGCGACATTTGAAAACATCAACGCCTTGTTTCGCAAGGGGACAAATCCCCTTGTTGAAATACAAAAACTAGAGCGTGAACGCATTTATGGCAAGGATACACCGGACGTACACAGCAACTTTTAAGCGTCACAAAAATGGATTAAGATCTTAATCCGGAGGTGTTTATGTACACATTGATGATCGCGTTAGATTGCGGCGGGTCTGCTCAGATTGAGACCGAGAACATGGAAAGACTGCAAGAATTTGCATCTTTAGTTGAGGCTTGGCAGTCAAATCAAATTGACGAAGAGCCCGTCATCCCAGTTTTTGGAGAAGAGTAGTCTATTTAGCCATGAAGTAAAGCCCTATGTTGGAGAATGCGTACCCTGCGTACATCATTCCCACATAGGGATTACCCTTGAAGAATTGCTCTAACGATATAAAAGCATATATCGCGCCCGTCACGATGATTAGATATGGACTCATGTTTAATCCGCAAATAAACGGCCTCTGAAATAGGCTTTCTCATTGTCCCGAACTGCACAAAATTCTGGGTGCAGCAACATACCATCCACCCACGTTAAAACTGCAAAACCCGATTGCCAGTTTAAACCGGGCTTGCCTTGACGGTATGAAAACTCATCCTGATCCTCATCTGCCAACATGCCCGTCTTAATCCCGTAATGGGTGTTCTTAAATCCTCTGTGGGCTTTGGCTGAGAGTTCATGGGTGTGACCCGTTACAACGTTACATCCACCCTTTAAGGTGTCATTCCAACCTGAGTGGACGCCTGAGTGCCAGTCATGGATCACAACCGTGTCGTCGTTGATGTCAATTCTTTCGGAGTCCGTCCAGAAGGGGAGGTGGTCTTTTAAAGTAAAGCCTCCTATGCCCTCATACTGGGGAACCATGCCCGAGAGCTTTGTCTCAAATCGGGCGCAGTGATTTCCGTAGGTTCTTAGAAGCTGGCATCCTGCGGGCCGAAGCTTTTCTATATCGTTTAAACGAGCTTGCACTGCCTCAAGTTCATCTTTAACGGTGACGGCTGGCTTCCATCGGATTCGACCATGTCGGCTAATGCTTCCGCCGTCCAAAATGTCCCCGTTTAAAATGACTGCCCTTACTTCTTTTCCAAGCTCTGCCATCACATTGCAGAAAGCTTTGTGTGCAATCGGTATAACGCCGGGCGAGTAGTGGGCATCCGACCCAACCAAGATAACACCATTCTGTATCTCAAGCCTGTTTACATCCTTGCGTTTAGACATGATGACTCTCACGTCTTCGGGCGTATACTTTGAGTTCTGACCGTGAGCGGGCAAAAGGATTTTGTGTTTTGCTTCTATAGCCAATCTTCTTTTGTAGATTGACCTCTCACCAATCCCAAGAACCACCGCCAACTCTGATGGACTCGGGCAGTTCTTCCAAGCATCAATAAAATCCTTGTCACTTATTCGCATAGTCTTTACCCAGTAGTTTTTCAAGCACATTGATAACACGATGTTCTTCGGCCTCAAGCCGTTCACAACCCTTTTCTTGGGCGGCGGTTAGAAAGTCGTGCAGGAAAACATGAAGCGTCTCATGGAGAGCGGTCATGGAGAGTGAGTGGGTAGTTATAGGAGTGCTGGCAAAATCCCCCAATCTCAGAGTTGCCAACCTTGCCCCGTTATCAAATTCAACGGAGGCCATAGCGTTTTTTGCGGGTCTAGGCACCCGCTCCATCCGCCAATCCTGTACATTAAGAACTGTCTGCCAATGAGTTATATGCTCATCGAATTCTTGTGCTTGTTCTTGGTTAGGTATGTTTTTCATGCCGTTGCCTATTCTCTAGCCAGCACATGAAAGATATATGAATTTATTGGTTTTATTTTCATTTAAGGATCTTTATGTACCGGAATCAAAAATTACTTGAGGCCGTCAGAGAAGCGCCTTGTATGCACTGTGGCGCAGAAGACGGGACTGTAGTTGCAGCTCACTCCAATCAACTGAGAGATGGAAAAGGCAAGGGCATTAAAGCCGAGGATTACCGCATCGCCGCTCTTTGCTACATATGCCATCATCAGGTCGATCAGGGGTTTATGTGGGATAAAGCACAGAAACGTGAGGTATGGGAAGATGCCCATCGAAAAACCATAGGCTGGTTATTCGATAATAATGTTATTTCAATTCGCTGATTGCTCTTTTAACAGTTTGAATGTTCTGTGTCAAATTACTTTCGGCTTGACCAATTGCAGTAATTGCATCGCGCTTTTCATCTGACTTCATGGGAGAGCCTTGAATGGTTCTCTTCATGTCTCTTAGATCCTTCATGGATTTTTCTAAGTCTGAAACGTAATCTTTGACCGCCAAAACTCCAACGTTCTTTTGCAGATATTCCGCAAACTCTTGTGGCTTGGCGCTTCTTTCCAAAAGATTCATAGTCCTCACGGCGGTGTCTACCGAATCTTTAAGTTCGTAGTAGTTGGTTACGCTGCCCCGCGCTTCCGGGTCTAATGCAAACCGTTTAATAACGGGCATCTGTTCAAACCGTTTAGACGGTTTAGGACTATCTCCAAATTGATCCATGACGGAATCCATCATGTCAATTGCATACATACCCATTGTTCCGGTGTACCCTTTGAGCATGTGATCCACCTTCATGGGGGATAGACCCAATGTCTTTCCAACAAACTGCGACATCGCAGATGTGCCGGGGCCAACTTGGAATTCTGGATCCACATCCTTTAAACCCGAGTTCACAATTTCCCGCTGGGTGAAGAAGCTGTAATTGGTCATCACCTCTAGCAAAGGCTTCAACGTCTGGGGGATATATGCAGCCGGGCTCATTGGAATGAATCCATTCGCAGCCCTCCACATGGCCTTCTTGAAATCCTCCCCGGTATCGGTTCCAAAGTAGTAGGCAAGAATTCTTTCCGGAACTGTTTTAAACAGTGTTCCCACCTCAAACGGGATCGGGATTTTTATTCCAACGCCCGGGATGAGCCAGTTGTTGTCTTTTGTTTCCTGCTCTTGTTTTTCGTAGTCCGGGCTACCTGCCACTGCAAAGTAATACAGCGCACTTAGGCCCATCATAGTCATGCCGCGAACAAAGAACTTCCTCTGTATTTCTTTGGCATCTGCGGTGTTCATTCTGCCAAATGATGCTCTATAGAAGATGTCCAGACCCTGCATACGGGCGTTCAAAAATGGCACCGCCGCCGTCAGAATCCGCACTACGGCAGAGCTTCCCTTGCGGTTGAAGTTCATCACCTCTAAAGCACGGTACAAAGCTTCCGCTTCGTTACCCGTTTCCTGTAACACTCGGTCGTAAACAGCCATACGGGTGGCGGCATCAGAAGCTGTACTTGCTTTTTCCAAACCTTCCCACAATGATGTAAACGGGGTTAGGATGCCGCCGCCTTTGCCGGATTTTCTAGCAAGATCCTTAGCCAATGTCGCGCCCGACTGCTCTACGTTGGCGCTGAACTCATACCCACCGATAATGCCCGCATCCATCAAAGCTTCAAACGACGGGCTGTTGCCTTTCATTGCTTTGGCAAAATTGATGACCGTACCTGCTATTGGGGTGGCGTTTGTACCGCTTGTTACGTATGCCGACAATGAGTCACGCAACAAGTTGGTCATGATAAACCCGGGATCTTTGGTCACGAGGTTTCTCAACAAGTTAGCGGGCGCTGACAAAATGCTCATAAAAGGAAGTTCAGGCATGTTTAAACTCTTCACCGCATCGACAAAGAGTTGATCGTTAGCCTGATAAGCCGTTTTAACGCCATTCTCCAGAACCACAATCTGCTCCAGCGCAGACACGGCGTGGCCCGGTTGTATGTCTTGGACAATACCTACGTCCTTACCCACAGACACCGCCCTTTGAGCGGCTACATTCTTCATCCCCGCGCCTATGGCAGCATGTGTATTCCTAACCACCGTCTCCAAGAAATCGGCAAGAGGAGCCTCTCCTCCTTTAAGAGCTTTGGGCTTTTTAACTCCGGAGATAGATTGGAAGATGTTCGGGCCTAGGGTTCTTTCTCCGTCCATCTGACGGTAGAAGGGGATGTAGTCCGAGTACATCGTGTAAACGTCGGCATCTTTTTTGGATAGAACACCAGTATCTACCTGATATTTAACCAAAGCATTGTTGAAGCTTACCCATTCCTTACGAATTCCCTCAAACTCAGGGAACTTCTGACCCAACTCCTGAGCGTGTTTTACGTCTTGAGGAGTAATAACTCTTTCTCTGCCCTCTTGAAGGAGACGGGCTCCACGTTTTACGGCGGAGTAGAACTGGAAGTACTGGTAGACCTTGGGGTCTTGGTATTGGGCAAGGGGTGCAAAGATGGCTGTGACGCCCTTTTGCGAATGATCTACAGTGGTAATTCCATTTCTAAGGATAGGAATTCCGCCCCGGCGGTCTCCCACACCCATGACGGAAGCCACCACGCCCGAATGTAAATCTGACATCAAGGCGGCAGATTCTGCGCTGTTGCTTGCAAGAAGGGCCGCGCCGCCCATTTTCTCGGCTCGTAACTTATCTGCCTCGCCCAATCGGTTGTATCTATTGAGTGCCTGTTGTCGATAGGAAGAATAATTCTCCTGACCCAAAGCCCCGACCAATCGTTCTGCCCAACCTTTTGTTTCTCTAGTAGTAGTGACTCGTCCTACTGCTGCGTTAGCGGATGCGGAAATGTTAGGGAGACTGTATCGAATGTCGCGCTTTTCACTAAAGTCACCAAAGTTCCCTGTGGCGGACTTGACCTGATTGGCTTTAAACACGGCAAGGTTTTTCTTGACCTGACCAGTGTCATCTCTTAGCTCGTTTACATAGAAGGAATCAAAACCTAATTGCTTGAGGGCCTTTTGGACAGGCGCTCCCTCAATAGTTCGCCAATCTCCCTCGCGCATCTTTTCAAGGATTTTGTCATCTCCGACAAGCTGAACGACAGAATCCACATGTACGGGATTCTCAAAATCAAATGGCGTCTCAGCTCTTACCCAGAGGGGGTAGATTTGATTTGGAACGGCAGAGGCTTTAGTCCGCATTCCTTTATCGCGGGCAAAATACTCCGCAGAATCTGCGTCTTCAGCTACAAAAATGGGATCGTTGTCGCGGAATGTAAAGAAGATGTTCTTTGAGCCGTGGAACATCAGCTTGGGTTTGCCGTCTTCTTTGAGCGTGCTTGCTCCTTGGAAGAGTTTAAACTCTCTGGTGTCGGGCGCAGTGATATCTTTGGTTGCTTCTACGGCGGCAGCAGCCGTGGGGAATGAGGTCTTTAAGCTATAGCGGACATCGCCAGTCTGCTGGCTGTATTTCTCAACAACTTTGACCTCATCTGGGTTGTAGCCTTGTCCATAATCCACAACAAGCTCAAGCTCTCCGGGATGACCAATCATGGCAACATGCTCAGGAGTCAAGTCCATCTCAACCACTGACATGCCCGTCTTTTTTGCGTTGGCTGGAATGTTTTTAAACGCGCGAGCGACGTCGGGATTTAATGTGAAAGAAGCAAACTGACTGCCCATTGAACCAGTTTGTATCTCTTCCAACTCTTCATTGGACATTAATCGGTAGCCCTTAAAGGCATCTCCAAGTTCTTTGCGAATAAAATCTTGAACGTCTTGGATATATTTCTTGCTTCCATCTACACGGTATAGGTCATACATGGCATTGCGGTCTCCAATGCCAGAAACGCCGCCAATCCATTGCTCTCTAATTGATTCAACGCCGGGCGGTTCAGAAATTTTTTCTGCTCTGTCAAATATTTCTTTGACTTGACGCAAGCTATAGCGGACATCGCCAGTCTTGCCATAAGCCCCTGTGTTTCCAAGAACAGATTTCACTTGGTTTGGTTTAAACACAATGTAACTGTCGCCGCCGCCCTCAAACTTATTGTCGTACACAATGCTGTCGTAGCCTAGCTGTTGCAAGAATACATTGAGTAAATCAGAGCGTTCGCCATCTTTCCAGTCTTGATGGTCTTGCCATACTCTTGGTTCTGCGTCAAATTCATCCATCCCAACCTCTGCCTCAATATCAAACCGATCATTGAAGTAGTCGTTGATGGCTTCATCGCTGATGCCTTTGATTTCGCCTTTATCGGCCTTGTCCATGACGGATTGCATGATGTCATCGACACCCCAGCGGCCCGAGCGGGTTTCTTCTAAGCGCAAAGGCTTCTCCGCCCTCACCCAGAAGGGCATCACATTGGGGCTTGCATTTCCACTACGCTCACGGTTGGCTTCATCTTCAGCACCTTTGACATCAATGCGTGATTCTGCTGCTTCCAGTGGGCCAACATGGAAACCCCAGCGGCGGTATTCATCCTTGCCATAGTTAACTCGTGGCGTATCAAAGTCTGAATATGTGGAATGAAACAATGGCTTTGGTTTTCCATCATTGTCAACAACTACACTGTTTCCAAAGAACCGTTTAAACTCAGGCGTATTAGGTGCTGCACGCAGGCTATAGCGGATATCTGGGTTTTTGATATCGTATGTACCTACATTTCCAGTAGCTGACTTGATCTGCTCGGGCTTGATGGCAATCCAGTGTGAGCCGTCTTTAAACCCATCGTAGCCACCAGCTTGCAGCACGCGCGTCATTGCTGCTGGGGTAAAAGCGATGTTGGGGAAAATTCCCGGGAAATTGTTCCTTGAAGCCTTATCTTTGAAGATTTCCATTTTTTCAGAAATCCAATCTTCGTTAAGGTTAGGATTCTCTGCACGCAATTCTTTTTCAAACTGCCCCAACATCCGGTTATCAACATTACTGCCGCGCAGGAAGGGGTTCTCTATTTTTAGATAGACAGGCATGACGTTGCCGTCATCGGCCCCGTCTCCGCGATCAGCGTAGCCGGATGCTTCTTGTGCATCTGGAGTAAAGTAGAACCCGTCAGGATTTCCAGTGCGGTTGGCCTTTTCTCCAAGTTTAAATTCGCTAATGTCTTTGTATGTGCCGTGATACACCACCAACGGATCACCATTCTTATCGACTACCTTGCTATTACCAAACCAACGTTTAAATTCTGGCGTATTAGGAGCCGCACGCAGGCTTAATTTACCCTTGGCAATCGGTATGACCTTCTGTTTAAATTCTGCCTGATTGGGGACAACTATGGTGTCGCCATCTGTCTTAGGGTCATACTGAACAAAGAAGCCGCCAGTTTTTTCTACTGCATTCTTTTCGCTCAGATTGCCAGCTTTGTTTCTCAATCCAACAATCACGCCCAAACCGTTGGACTCTTGTTTAGTTTGACTGCTCTCATCAAGGAATCGGGCGTCATAGTCATCGCCGTCCAAAACCCTGTATGTGGTTCCGGTCTCCTCGTCTTGTAAGAACTTAGGCAATGCGGATTTACTGGAAAACGCCATCGCAACGTTCTGGCCTTTGTTTAAACGACGATCACGCATGGTGGCCCAGTTGTGGTCGTACCGGCCAGCCTTGTCCTTGAAGAAAACCTTTTCACCTTTAATGATCTGACCAAACCCTGTAGAAGAGAAGGTTAGGTGATGGTTGGGCGCTATCGGATCACTGCCCAACTTGGTGTAGTCATAGAAAGTTACATCCGGATTTGCTGCCATCAAGCCTTTAAACATGTCTGGCTTGAAGTCAGATGTAACATTTAAACGAATTGCTGGCGCGTAAATTTCTTTCTCAATGTTTAAGAAAGCCTTTGTAACCGGGTCGCGTTTTCTTTCTGTTGGTGAGTTGGCCCACTTAGAGAAAGAATCAATTTCACCCTGCAACAGGGTTGTGAACTCTTCTGGATGTACGATTAAGGCTTCAGTCTTTAAGTACTGCATCATGCGAGCAGCCGCACGGAATGAACTCTTCTTGATGTCGCCCACATCTTCTTGAGCCGCGCCGCCAAACATAAAGTTGCCGCCGGATGTTTCGCCCAAACACAAACCTTCGCAGATTGCTGAACGAGGACAGGTTGATACTTTCTCAGAGATCTGTTGGGCCGAAGCCAATCCCAATCCTAAAGAAGCAACGCTGTTTCCGTCATAGGTAAGGTTGTAGTCCCCCACCCGGGTTTTTTCTAGCTTGCCGTTTTCGGAAAGCAAAGAACTAACGTTGTGTTCTTTCTTCAAAAACTTACGCGCTGCTGCCACCATCTTCTTGCGCTCGGCGGGCGTGGCTTGTTGATACGCCGTGACCGCCGATGTGATGCGTCCCTCATGGTCGCCATAACTAAATTCTTCAACAATAGCCTCCCCCCGACCTTTTTGGATCGATTGGAGCTTCATCTTCTTGTTAAAGTAATCGCCTTGAGTTATGGGGATAAAGAAGTCTCTACGCCCGTTGTCATACTCTTTATCAAGCTGTAACAGTTCCGGATTGGCATAAATCAAGACGGTACTTCCATCTAAATCCTGCTCAAAGTTTCCGCGATTCCTTAGAATATCTGCGCCTACAGATTCGTTGGTAAGGTAAACCCTATTACGTCCTTCAGACGGCACAACTTTTTGGTTGCCAATCTTGACGGCTTTTTCTTTTGTGGTGTGGTAATAGAGGGTAACCGTGCCGTCTTTGTTGATTGGGACACCCAGCGCAGGATTGAACTCCAAATGTTTTTCTGGGTTGAACCTCTGTATGGAGTATTTCTCAGTGGAGACCTTGACCGGCCCCTCTGAAACATAAGGAAGAATGCCATTAGCCTCTTCGTAAGCTATAGCTTGTTCTTCTTCTGTAGGAGTTGCCTTCCAAGCATTCCGTTCTTGGGGAGCTTGTGGGCCGACCTTGGCTTGGGTGATTGGCTTCTCAGCTTTTGCTGTCTCTTTTTTAGCCCTAGCCTCTGGTTGGGGGAGGCTTAATTTTTCGTCTTCGGCAGCACGTTCCCTCCTGCCGGATTCCTCATTCATTTTCACCATGAAGTCAAGTTGGGCTTGCTCATCATTGGGGATGTGTTGTTCAACAGCCCTTAATAAATTTCTGACTGCTTTGGTTGCGTTGGCTTTTGTTTGGCCCACATTCCATGTAAGCGCAGCTTTGTCGGCGGCTGCCGATTTCTCATGCAGATCCCAAATGTTTTGAGGTACACCCGCTGGGGCTTGGCTGAATTTAACTTCGCCCGTAGCCTCTTTTGTCGGCTTAAGCTTTCCGGACTCAATCTGTTTAAAGATGTCATCCGCAGTTTGGAAGCCTGCACCCCTGAAAGAATTACGTAACGCCTCAAAGAACGCCTTAATGCGTTTAAACAAAGAAGCAATCATCCCCGGAGGAGGTTTTGCTCCTGCGTCAAAATCACCAAAAGCATCCGCAATAGCTTCTTCGATGATCTCATCTTCAGACAAGCCCATCTGACGGTAGCCTTCTAAGCGGCTCATGCGCTTTCCGTCGATCTCTGTTTGTTGTGAGCCTAGGTATTTGTTTACCCATTCTTTGCTGGCTCGGTCGTTTAAAACCTTAATCTGTTGGGGCGTGAAAAATCCCAAATCTTTTAAAGCATGAATGGATTCATGCTTCATAACCCGAACCGGATCAGGCTCGTCCATCGCCACGCTAATCAGCTTGTTGACATATTTGCCGCCAGCACCCTTTTCTAATTGGTCAACTATGTCTAAACCCACATCCTGTAGGTTAAACTTTTTAAGCATTGGCGCAAGTTGCGCTTTTAAGGTTTCCCTGCCCTGTTGAGCTGCGTATTGCTTTTGATACTCTTCTGGGCCGACTTGTTCTGCAACCATAGCCTCAGCCTGCCCGGGGGTCGGGAATCGCCCGATAACCTCATCCCCCTTGGTCAGAACATACTCATTCTGTATCTTTGTCTTAAGAGGCATCGCCACCGAGGTTAGGGGTGCAGACAGAGTTTGCACCTTATCCATCAACTCTTGTGTCTGGGTAGTTCCCTGTTCTTCCTTGACACGCAGGGTTTCTTGAGCCTGCATGTATTGTTCTGTTTGGGTCTGGCCCGTAGCCTCTAAAGTCTCGACAGTTGTGCGAGCCTTGTTGATGTCTTCGGAAATCTTGTCAATCTGTTCTAAGGCTTTTTCTGCCTCAGCTTTACGAATATTGTTTAAACGCTCTAGCTTGGGCTGTACATCCTCTTCCTTCTCAACTTGAGTAAGGGGAGTCTCTGAACCTTCTGCGTATATTTGATAGCCTTCGGGAACTTCGGATCTGCCAACCTCTTCTGCGGTCGCTGTGTATCCTCCGGGAAATTCATAGGTCTCAGGCTCAAGTGCTTTCTGAGCTTCCTGCTCGGCTTGGAGTTGTTGCTCTGCCGCTAGTTCTTCTTGTTGCTCTCTTTCAACTTGTTGTCTGTATTCGGCTTGGGCTCCAGATCTTCCCAATGTGCGGGCTCCAGCACCAAACGGGCCACCAACCAGACCAGCGCCGTAAGCTGCTTCGCCATATTCTTTTAGAGCATCGTCGGTGGTTAAAGAAAGTCCGGCCTGTAAACGCTCCAACATTTGTTGAGCAACTTCAGTAGGAATCTCTGTGGCAAGACCCGTAATACCGCCACGGGTAACAGATCCCAGTATGCTTTCTTTAGCGGCTTTTTCCACCGCTTCACTAGCGCCTCTTTTGAGGAACTCTTCTGCCTGCGGGCCAAGTATTTTACCCAAGAGACCACGGCCCAAAGGAATAAACTGCGACGCAACCTCAAGAGCCGCGCCGGGAACAGCCGCACCCAAGGCCCCCGCCCGAGAAATTTCAGGAGCTTTTTCTTCCGCCTGACGCTGAATATTCTGCGCGTACAACTGAGGAAGAGAAGCCAATCCAGCGCCAGCAACACCACCGATCACAGTTCCAACGCCCGGAGCAATAGCACTACCCGCCATCGCGCCAAGACGAGCGCCACCCAAAGCGGCTGCGGTGTTGGGGAATTGTTCAGCTAAAGCAGATGGGATTTGAGAGATTGCTTCTCCGGCGGCAGGAAAGATTCCCCGCTCTTTATAAGCTTGAATAACCTTATCTAAGCTCGCTCCCGGGGCGTACTGTTCACCAATCTTTTGGGTGCGCTCCACACCCCTCTCTGCGGCCAGCTTGGGGTTGATAATGGATTCAAGCGCAGTCTCTAAATCGGAGCCATAACGCTTAACACCACCCATAAAGGCAGCGCCAACGCCTTCTTTGGGCTTAGGCTCAGCCCCCATTTGCTGATTTACAAAAGCAAAGATCTGATCTTCTGCCGTGCCCTCGGGAGCTTCAACGGAATAAATCTTCCCGTTGGGGGCCTGAACATCAAAAATAGGCATTACGGTTGTCTCACGCCAACTATCTTCATTTGAGGAGCGGCGGTTTTCTCTGGGGCAGACTCTTGACCGCCGCCAAGTTCAGCTATTCTACGACGTTTTTCCTCTTGTCTTCGTTTAAACAAATCACTGTCTGGGGGCAGGAATGCATCAATTGCGTATTCTTTTTCAATCTTTTGCAGTTGTTCCATGCGTTTTGTATTAGCCGCGCCCTCAGATCTAAACGAATACCCAGAAATTTTAGAAGCTTCTTGAAGAGCCGTTTTCCTGTCTAAAGATGGGTCTGCACGCATCAAATCATCTGCGATCTTTTGTAGAGATGTAGTCCCAGCCTGTGAATAGTAAGATGCCATCTGAGCCAGCTTCCTGCGCTCAAGCTCAATCATCTGCTGATCTTTCTTGTCTTGACGCATCACATTGGCGTATTCCAAAGCTGACTTCATGTCATTGCGTTTGACTGCCATATTGAACTGGGCATCGTCCCTCTTAAGTTTCGCCATGTTTTCAAGGGAGGCCATTTCAAGTTTCTTACCCTGCTCCAACACATCCGCAACCACGGGAGATGCTTTACCTGCGCTGCCAAATAAAGTGGCTCCGGGCGCGGATGCATTAGCAGCCATTTGGAATCCGAACCTTGTCAGAGCTTCCATTCCAACCTGTTTTTTACGCTCTTCCATTAGGCGCTTTTGTTCTTCGCGCTCAGCTTTTTGTTCAGCCCGATAGGCATCCAAATCTTCTTTGTTTGTCTTTAAGAATTTTTCATAGATATCAGCAATACCATCTTGCTTGGGAGCTTCAACGGGTGGTTGGGATGTAGATACCCTTGTTGAAGTGGCTTTTAGCTGAGGTTTTTGCTGTGGCTTTTCTGCTTCGGCCATTTTCTTAGCCGCTTCTTCTAAAAGCTTTTGATCATTTTGCGCTTTTTTGGTTGGCTCCGAAACTGGCATATCAACTGCGTATTTAGATGGAATAAGCGTTTCCAATAAATCGGATTCTTTGTATTTTTTAAACTCTTCTCCGGCAATTCGTGGAGGACGGCGAACGCCAAAATATGGTTTTTTTGCGGCCTCAATTTCTTCTGCGGTTGGAACCCCCCCACCATCGTCAAACGCAATGATGCCGCCTTTAGCCATCATCTGTTGTTGTTCTTCTGGGAGTTGGTTAAACGCGCCAGCCATACCGCCGCGCTCGGAAGCGCGCATTGCCCTTTCCGCTTGGATGATTTGTAATTGGGCTACATCTCCACGGGCTTGAGCAGCCTTCTCGGCTTGGTTTAGTTGTTCATCACTAAGCTTGCTGACAATCGAGCTTATGTTGGATTCAGACTCCACACTGCCGCCGTCAGCATAAGACTTGGTTAGACCGCCTTCTGCTTTTAGAAGCTGGCTTAACCCGTATGCACCTGTCCCGAGACCTGCTAACTGCCCCGCAATACTTGGAGGGGCTTGATAGATAGCGGATGTAGACTGTTGACCCAACGGCATACCGCGAATCATGTCGGACATGAATCCAAGTTGTTTGTATGGGTAGTTCTGTTGGTTCAGGAAATTCTGATAAGCCATCTCATTGGCTTGTTGCTGGAGAGCCTGTTGTTGCGCTCCGTACTGAGACTGCAACTGATTAATGCCCATCTGCTGGCCGTACTGAGTCTGACCGAGTTGCCCCAACTGACCCGCAGCTTGCAGACCTGTTTGAAGACCTTGCATACCAAGACCCGCACCATATTGACGAGATTGTTCGCCAAGTTGTTGAGCGGACTGACCGTATTGAGCACCAAGACTTGCAGCTTGTAATCCTTGACCAGCGCCAAACTGACGAGATTGTTCCCCTGCTGTTTGAGCTTGTTGGAATGCCTGTTGGTTTGCCAACTGCGCTTGGAGGTTTTGTCCTGCGCCCAATTGCTGTACGCCGAGTGCAGCCTGTAGATTCTGCCCGCCGACCTGTAAGCCAGCCTGCTGGTTAGCCAGCGCAGCTTGCATTGCCTGTTGGGCATTCATGCCCTGAGTCTGAAGCTGAGCAGCTTGATTCTGTACGTTCGCTTGTTGGGCGGAACTGAGATTTGCCAAACTTGTTTGCAAACCTGTTTGTGTACCCAACTGCTGAACCCCAAGAGCAGCTTGTAAGTTCTGACCGCCAATTTGAAGGCCAGCCTGTTGATTTGCCAGTTGAGCTTGCAACCTAGCTTGTTGCTCAGCATTAAATTGACCCTGAGCTTGCTGGTATGCCGACTGCAATCCCGCAGCTTGAATATCACCTTTTTGGGTTGCTAAGTTACGAGCAGCCTCTGCATTCTCAATAGCTTGTCTAGAACCACCAAATGCACCAGCTTGTGTCGCCCGTGCAGCCCTTTGAGTACCCGCAATGTCTGCGCTACGCTGGGCTTCACGTTGCTGAGCCTCTACCACGTTCTGCATGTACGGAGACATGTACGCGCTTGCGGAGTATGGATTGGCAAAAGATTGTGTCCTGACCCGCTCGGCGGGCCCCATTTGGAATGTCTGTAAATCTGGACGATACGCAGTCTGAGCAGCATCCATTAGAGGCGTTCCAACCTGCTGAGCCGATATTCTCTCGGCGGGCCCCATTTGATAGGACTGCAAATTAGGAGCTTGAGCGCTCAACATGCCAAACTGACTTGGCTGATAAGCTTGCGGAGCTTGGAATTGATTGGTAAATTGACCCGGTTGATATTCCGTGTTTAAAGCACCCAAACCAGCCAACGACGCAATACCAGTTCCTGTGCCCAATTGAGCAGAGGGCTGCATGTTTTGGGCTTGCTGTTGAGCCTGTTGCTGCATGGGTGTAAACCCAGCGATACGCTGCGCACCGTAAGTTTGATACGGATTTGCATTTATGTCGGTTAACGCCGCACCTTTGGCAAGAGTTTCCTTGGCATACGGACGCGCCCACTCGGGCAGTTCTGCCGTTTGGGTTTGGGAAGTTGTAGCTGGGGCGGGCGACGGGGATGGTGGATCGCCGCCTTGAGGCTTGATCCTGCGATCACCATAGTGTTTAAACGCTTCTGGTGGAAGGTCTGGTATATCCAGAAGTGCTCGTGTGCGGTTATTAAATCTCATAGTTTTACCCCAACAATCCGGAATTTTTCTTCAAACCCATATCTGTGCCATAGCCTTGCTATGGCTTCTCTAGCTGAACCCTCTATTACAGTGGCCCCCATAGACGTAGCGTAATTCTTTAGCTGTTGAAACGTATCACGATTGCTAATTAATCTGCCGCCGATAGTCGTAATGAAAGCAACCCGATCATTCGGGCGGTTATAAAAATTAACAGTGGCTGCGCCTTGTATACCGTTTTCATCAACAGCAACCAACAAAACCCACTGCCCCTGCATGACCAAAGACTTAACTTGGTCTACGGTATAGTCTCCCTGTGCGTGTTCTAGTGCGGATGCTATGTACTTCTCGACCGACGGCCAAGTTCTGTTCACCCACTCCAGCGACACGTACTGTATGTTCATGCTGGCAAATGTTTGTCGGCCTTAGAGTTCTTAGCCACCTTGCCTTTTCCAACGGTAGAGGCACGAGCGCCCTGAACTCTATCCATCATTGCATAAAGCTTACGAGCGCCAGCTTCTGTAGAGCCGTTGCCCAACTCCGAAACAATACGAGCGGGCACCACAAACTCACCGTCGGCTAAACGAGCGGGTTGTTTTTCCCCTATGGTTGCGGGGATGGAATCAGACACTCCATCACCGGGGCCGCGCAAAAGACGACCGCCGTCAGAATAACCACCTAAATTGTAATGGGCGTCGGAAATGCCACCATCTGCCATACGCATAACAGACTCACCTGCGGGCCAACCAACTGCTCCGCCGTCCGCCATCATTCTGCCAGCATCGTTTAAACCAAAAGGATTTGGCATTGCAGTTGTTGTTGGTGTTGTTGTCTTTGGTCTATATCCGCCCGAATAATAAGCATTTTCTCTGCCCTGAATGTTTGGTTCTGGGGTTGGTAATGCAGCGCCGGGGTAGTAGGTATATTGTTGTCCGGGGTCTCTATCCACTTGGGGCACGGGGACGGTTCTATCTTCACTCTGCATAACCAAGGGTGCCGCCACTTGTGCGCCAGTCATTGCGGCTTTCATCGGGCCTCCAAGATTACCTACAAGCCCAGTCATTCCGCCTTCTTGACCCAAAGATGCAATTCCTTTGCCCATAGTTCCGGCGTTAGCCATAAGGTCACCACCGCGAAACGCAGTTTGGGCGGCGGATGTTTTTGCGGCTGCCTCCGCAGCGGCTTGCTGTGCCGCCGCAACTTGTGCTGATGTTGATTCTGCGGTTAAAGCTCCAACTTGTTTTGCGGCCTCGGGAACCCCCGCCGCAGCCATCATGCCTTGTTGGGCCAAAGCTTGACCAAGACCCGCTCCACTGTATGCGCTAAGTCCAGCCATCAATCCCTGACCTAAACTTTGTCTAGGGTTAAGCAACATACTTCCGCCGCCAACCAACAAACCCGCCGTCATTGGATTAATAGCGCCGCCACTTACACCCATCAAGGCAGCTCCTGCCACCATAGGCAAAATAGACGACAAAAACCCAGCTTCAGGCAAACCTGTGCTAGGATTGACAGTCAGAGAACCTCCGTGAGCTTTGGCAATATCCTGTAAGCTCTTAACTTCTCCATGAGACATATGGACAAGCGTTGTATCGGGGCCACGACCTTTCGATGCTAAATGTTCCGCTGCAATTTGTAGGCTCATAATTGCCTCTTGAAATATGGGTTGATATATGTTATCACGTTAAGGCCAATTAACCAACTTTCCAGTTGGTTCCGTCCGAATACACGGGCACGTTTACAGCACCGCCGCCGACCACAGTTGAGCCGAAAGTTGGCAACAAAGCATCAGTTACAAAAGCTAGAGTTCCTGCGCCCGAAGTTACTGCGTTGGGGAGAGTGCTTACCGTGTAAACATTGAGCTTTATGTTGGACGCTGCTTGTAGCTGGCGGATGGTGTTGTCAAGCTGATTGAAATACAAACGCAGAATACTGTTTAAACCATCTATGTACCGCTGTTCGTACTCTGTGGGGGCGTTCGGTAACCGTGGAGCAACAATGGGGTTTATGGGGTTTGCTGATGTGATTACATACGTCATCAACGTCTCCCGTCTGGTCGAATATCTATCCTAGGTGCGCCCAACTGCCAAGTCGTACCTATCTGATCAGACTCCACTTTAAAGGACATCTGTCTGCCCCGCACTCGGGTGTTGATCTGACCCGTAAACTGCTCAATGGTGTAAGTACCCACTCTAGCCACGGTGCCGCTATCTACACCGCCCACGGAAGGAGGCACGTTGTATCCCGAACCGGAGTTTTGTAACGGCAGTAGCGTCATGGTGACCTGCGGCGTACCAGAGTCTGAACCCCTGAATGTGATGTCAGGCAGCATCCTCCACACAAAACCAAAGTTGTGCCCGTCGCCAATATCAAACTCGGACGATGTGATGTAGGCGTTAATAGGCAAGGCAGTACCGGTTTCGTTGTCGTCCACGCCGGATTCTTGATTAACCAAGTTGTACGTGTAGGTGGCTGCAATCGGGAACTGACGCAAGCCGGAATCCAACCAAGCCGTTCTAGCCATCGTGCCGTAATACCAAGCATCCTCTAGATAGTTGTACACCACGTACTTGTCCACGGTTGTGGAGTTGGCTGAACAATAGAACCACCAGACCTCGTTAAAACCTTCGTTGGTGCTGGCAAAAATCTGCTCTGCTTGAGACGTGTTGATGTCTTGGAAAATGTACTGCCTCAGATCGCAGCGCAAGGTATTGGTGCGTCCATCATATTTGTAGAACTTGTCGATACCCATCCAGTACACCACGCCCGAAGCAATAGCGGAGGCATTAGGCCCTGCAATAGACACGTTGTCCGCCAAAAGCTGATGACCCCACACAAAAGGAGGGCCTAGATACTGAAGGGAGTACATGGACGAATCCGTCCATATCAAAATCTCCTGACGACTCTGCATTGCGGTAACAATTTCGGAGCCGTGAGAAAGCCGGATACTACCTGCCTGATTGGTGATTGCGGGTGTCCAATTGGTTACAGATTCTTGGTCTGACCAGCGCACCAGCATGGGGTCAAATGCGGTGGATAAATAGTCGTTTGTGCCAAAACAAATCGTGAATCTGCTGGCGTCTGAGACCAAGAAAAAGTTTTGCGTTAAAGGCACATCCGATGCCCCGGTCAAGGACGATACTAGGACGCCTCTTGGAGAAATGCTGTGTGTCGGAGTCTGCGTTCCGGTGGTGTTGATCAACGCCCCAGATGGCGTTGCGGACAAGTTAAAAACCGTGCCGACTACGTTACGAGCGTAGTATGTAGTACCCACAACCAAGCCCGTCGGCAAAGAACCTGTTGTAGTCAGTGTAAACGCATCGCCCTCAGACAAAGAGATTGTAGATGTGACGACCGCCGGGGATGCGATGGTGATTGTAAATGTTGCACCTGTAAGACCCACACTGGCATTCCAGTAATAGAGAGGGCCTCCACGGGGGCCGTAAATCAGGTCTTCACCAAAGTTGTTTTGGTTCCATATCCGCAAAGGATCGGTAGAAGTAGAGCCGATACCCCAAGCACCTGCGCCCCAAGCACCTGCGCCCCATCCAGTTAACGGTTGTGCAGTCGCGGGGCCGGTGTTGACTTGATAAACCGCATAGACTGTGCCGCCACCCGTGGCGTTGGAAGATGCAGTTCCTAGAACTTGGATGGTGTAAGTTGTACCGCTTGTGTATGCTATTTGATACTCGCCATTTACCGTTACGCCACCAACAGCGGTGGCCCCATAAAAGGTTACATACGCTCCGTTCCTATACCCTAGCGCTGCGTCCGTTACTGTAACGGTTGTATATCCGCCCGAATTGGTTGCGGTATTGGTTGTAAATGGGTTGGTTAATGTAACCTCTGCGCGTATGGGCGTGATGTCGTAGTAGACCCCGCCGTTTTCAATGTAGAACTTCTGATCAGTGCCGACGCCGACAAGATTCTGAAACCCCAGTGTGACCCAAGCCCACAAAGACCGGCACACCCCAATAAAGGTCGAGGAAGATATACGCTGCCAGCCGCCTACTTTCTCAGGCGTGCCTTGTCTAAACCGGATTTTGTCGCAGTCGTACCAACCCCCCTCAGTGGTGTACCGAGTATTCTCCCGGTTAACTCCGGGTTTAAACAGTATTTTTTGTAGAGGCACAATTCATCCTAGCAACGTCACCTCGGCTTGGCGTCTTTTTAGCAATCCGGGCAATACCTTACCACCGCCTTTTGTCCAAAGCATCAGTTGTTCTTTGGCTCCATCCCAGTCTTGGGCGTTAATTTTGCGCTTTAACGTGCTGGTTTGCAACCTGCCCACACCCAAATTGTAACAAAAATCCACTATAGCATTGCATTTGCGCTCGTTCGTGGCTAGGACGGGGCAGTTTCTTAAAGCGCCGGGCAGGTACGTGTGCTGTAGTTCGTACATTAATAGATCATTAGCGGCTTTTTGGCTTATTAATGCGTCATTCAATGTGACTTTCTTACCATCAGCGTAGTAAGTCGATCCATACCCAATGGTGGGAATTCCAGCAGGGCAAAGATAGGGCTTTGCCCTGAAGCCCTCAAACCGCTTACAAAGCTCTGCGGCAATCTCTAGGTTCATTACAAACCTCGTTTAGCCAATGTGCGGTCAAGTATCCAGTAGTTAACTACACCAGAGAGCAAAGCCATGTCATCCACAGACCATGCATTCTTCAGCAATTCAGGGACGGGTTGTCCACTAGCATACCCAATGGCGATTGTGGCGGTCTTAAACACGCCGTATAGCAACAGGAGGTAGTAGGTCATTACAGGGCGCACAGAAGCGGATAGAGAGGCTACCCAGCCCCCTGCTGATTTGACCATTTCGGTTTGTTGGTTGATGGCGGCATTGAAAGCATCCATCACACCTGAATCTACGGTGGCTTCTCTTTGTGCGCCAATCTCGGCTAACTTTTGTGAGCCTCTGACCTTTTCTAGTTCGCATTGTTTGTCGAACATAGCCAATTCATGTTCGCGCTCGTTCTTCTTGTCCAAAAACTTAAATGTTTCGGGCACTAAACGAAAAATGCCCCCGAGAAGGGAGCCGACAATACCGCCACCGAGAAAATCAAACATACGTCACCCTTTCTTGTTATACAGCTCAAACAAGACTTTTACCTTTTCCTCAAGGACTGCGACTCGGTTATCAAGCTTTGCAAGGACAATCACAAGGCTAACAAAGGCTAGTAAGAGAGGCCAAACTTTAGCTAGGATGTCGATGGTGTCCATTACTTATCCTGCTTCAGTTCTAGCTTGTCCATGATCTTATTGAACATTTCCTTGATATCGCGCATGTCTTCTCTGTAGTCATCGCGTTGTACGTAGACTTTAGGAATCTCTTCACGCAGCTTGGCAAGGTCAGACTTTAAGTCTTTCACAGCCGCCCAAAGCTCACGAGCAAACCATCCGCAAACTGCCATGCAGAATCCGAGACCAATGTTAATGAGTAGTTGGGCGTCCATGTTTTTACCAAGTTACGGGTTGATTTGTAATCTTACGCAGACCAAGGTTGATTGCTGTAAGCGCTAGAGCTTGCAGTTCAGCACCGATCACAAAGCCGTAGCGCATTTGAAGACCGAGCGCGGCGGCGCAGACTACGTTCACCCAAAAGGTCTTAGAAAGATAGAACTTCTTTCCAGTCACTTGGCTTACTAATGCGTCTGATGCCGCTGCGGCGATGGCTGAATTTACATCGCTCATTCTTTTACCTCTGCTTCGGCAGGTTGCTCTTTTAATGCTTCTTTCAGCATAGTCAAGAAGGCATCCTTACCGACGTTCAATTGTTGCAGTTGGAATTGAGTCGAGCCGATCTTACGATCCAAGTCCACCACATGATGAAACAGTACGGTCTGTTGCTCCGTAAAGTCAGCGGCGTCGTACTCAACTCCATCTATCGTAACAATCTGAGGGCTATTAGGTTTGCTCATTTTGTTTTCCTTTCAATGTGCCGCCAAGGTCGGGTGGCGACTTCCCGTTATTTAGCTGCGTCTTGCAGAGGCTTGAGGTTTTCTGTTGTCCAGAAGTCTTTTGCCAACATCAAAATGAGGTGCTCTTTATTACGCTCCAAGCAGTCTGCCCAGTCAGCATCTTCCATTCCTTCGGGTTGACCTGCGTTGATCAGGTTTACGGAATCCATGCATGCCGAGAGATGGCGAGCAATTTCTTCTGCGGTGATTTGTTCAATGATTTCAGACATGATATTTCCTTTAGGTTATTTGGCTTCTAGTGCTGCCAAGCGGGTGGTAAGGTCTTGGATAAGGGCTTGTTGTTCTTGAATAGCCTTGATAAGCATTGGAACAAACACGCTGTATTTCACGGCTTTGGTTGTTGTGCCAAGGTCATTGCCTTCCATATCCCTGTCAGGTGACTCATCAACCATTGCAGGGAATACAGTTTCCAATTCTTGAGCAACAACACCAATTTGTTTTGTTGTATCACCAATCAAGTTGTAGTTACGCACTTTAACTTGCATTAGGTCAGCAAGTTTTGGCGTAGCGTCAATAATGTTTTCTTTTATTTTTGCATCAGAAATTGAGCCATAACTGTTGTTGGTGTTTTGGACATTACCATTGTTATAAACTCTAAACTGCAAAGAACCAGAATAACCCTCAATAAATCTGCAAGAAGTTCCTGCCGTTGTCGTTGTATCAAGAATTAAAATAGAGTCTGTGTAAGAAGAAGTGTCAGCCCTTAAATATCCAACTCGACTGTTTGTAGTTGTTCTTGATACAACGAATGGGTATGCATAACTCGTAGACCCCACCAGCAAGTTACCGCTGGAGTCGATACGCATGCGTTCTGCTGATGCACCCGCTAAACTTGTCCAAAATGCCAATGCGCCATTAGTTCCCGCACCTTCTCGAATGCCTTTAATTTGAGCCGCAGTTGAACCAGCATCGCCTTCCGTCCCTGCTGATGCCTCAAAATTTAAAACGGCAGCCGAGCCAACAGTTCCATTTGAATTTCGTAATGTCAACGCTTTAAAATCGGTTGCTGAACTTCCTGAAGCAGAAATCTTTGAAACTTGAGTAGTCGTCCCAACCCCCAAATTCCCACTTGCATCCAGCGTCATTGCATCAACAAATGTAATTGCGTTACCCGCTGTTCCAGAAACCGCATTAGACCAAACATGAGAACCAGCGCTTTGGTTGTACAAAGTTGCGGTTGTTGTTCTGGCGTATTTAAATCCCGAATTAAACGACACATTGTTACTCACCCAAATATTGGATGAATTACCCAAAACACCATTACCAGTTTGGGCAACATTTATGCCTAAAACCCCGCTTCCAGTATATGTTGCAGGTGTAACCCCCAAGCCGAGGTTACCGCTATAGTCGATGACCATGCGGGTCGTAGTTGGGTCTGCTCCTTGTGTTGCGCCCGTTCTAAACGACAACGCGCCCTGTCCATCAATGTTGTTTGAAATTTCCCAGTTTCTTTCAAGAGCATTAGGGTCTGTAGTGTTCCAACGAATTGCTACTACGTTAGACCCACTCATAGCTATCTGACCACGTTGGGTAGTGCTGTAAACATCTAGCTTCTTTGTAGGCGAACTTGTACCAATACCCACGTTACCGCTGGCGTTGATACGCATCTTTTCAGTTGGGGCAGCATTAGCACCGCCAGATGCAGTAGAGAAAACCAAATCCCCAGCCCAGTTAGAAGTCCATGAGCCTCCACTAGAAATACAAGAAATTAATGCTTGTGGTTGTTGAATTCCACCTTCTGGTGTATTGCTGTTTGTAAATGCAAGACCGTAATGTTGACCGTTGACAGCATCATTGCTATTAAAGATAGCGGCATACGCTGCGGGGGTGTTAAGCGTTGCATTGCCAACAACAGAAACAGTTAATTTGTTGGCAGGACTATTTGTACCAATACCCAGCCCTGTGCTGGTTAGGCGCATACCTTCTGTGCCGCCATTAGCAAAAGTTATTGCGTTTGATGCTGATAAAGCAAAATTGGCTGAGCCATCTAAAGAAAAGTTAGCTCTCGCACTACCGCCGCCTGTGCCTTCGTAAAAATTAATTAAGTTGCGAGTTCCTGAAGAACCTTCGTTTTTTACAGAAAGCGCATAATTAGCCGCTGTCGTATTTGTAAGCATAAAACCAACAGCACCATTACTATAAACCTCACCAGACTGAGAAGATGAAGTTGTAGCCGCAGTTGTTCCAACAAAAAATCTAGAACCATCAAATTGCAGCGCACTACCAGAGGTCAGTACTTTGGAGCCGTTGAGGTAGGTCACTCCGTTGGCTGTGCCGCCCGATAGGGTTACGTTGCCCGAAGCAGAAACAGTAGTAAATGCACCAGTATTAGCAGTAGTAGCACCCACAGTACCGTTCAATGGGCCAGCAAAGCCCGAAGAGGTCAATACTGTACCGCTCCATGTCAGAGAAGCAGAGCCAGCCAATACGCCAGAATTGTTGAACTGAACTTGGGTAGTAGAACCACCGATAGAACCTGTGGCTTTAGAGGCCATAGTCTGAACAACGCCAGCGCTGTCCTTGTAGAATAATTTTCCATCTGCGGTGTTAACTGCCAACTCGCCTTGTGCAAGGTTAGCCGCCAGAGGAACAGCAGAAGCTGTTGCGCTCGAATAATTTAGGATGGGGGTGTAGCCTGTTTGTGCCATGTTAAATACTCCTTAGAATGTGCCGCCGGAGATGGAGGTAACTCCGTATCCCGATAGTGTAGTGGGTTTGCTTGTTAAATCTGCAAATGAACCAGAAAAAAGTGTTGGCTTACCAGTCAGATCGCCGTAATCCCCAGAGGTTGCAACTGTAGCCAAGCTGGGCTTACCAGACAGGTCAGAGTACGCGCCAGAGAATAGGGTAGGCTTGCCAGACAAGTCAGCGTAAGAGCCGCTTGTAGCCACTGTAGCGAGGCTGGAGGTGTTAGCTTTACCAGCGATAGCGGTAGTGACGTGAGCCTCGGTAGCCAAAGCAACTTCTTGGGTTGTGGGGCCAGCCATCCACTTGCCTACGGACTCTTTCCAGATCAGACGCTGACGGGCCAAATCGCCACGATCCACGTCCAAACCAGCTACGTCCAAGCTAACGCCAGAACCAGCTTCATCTTTGTTTACGGTGATGATGTTGTCTTTAACGGTCAACACTGTGGAATTAACGGTAGTAGGAGTACCTGCCACGGTGAAGTTACCAGAAACAGTCAAGTTGCCCGAAACGGTTTGGTCACCCACGGTAGCCACGGTAGGGGCAGTCATGGTGATTTGTGTAGCAGAACTCAAGCGAGTCAAGCCGCCTGTACCAGTAGACTGAACCACTACGTCAGCGTTAGCGCCGCTAGAACCGATGGTTGTAGAAGCTACAGAGTCAAGCACCAAAGTACCAGAACCTGTGGTAGCAATACGCATACCTTGGTTGGTGTCTGCGGTGAAAGTAATGGTGTTAGCAGAAGAACCCAAAACTGGAACTCCGTCTACGTACAGAGTGTTTGCATCAATGTGCATCTCTTCTGTGTAGATAGCGTTGAACTTCTTGGTAGGTGAGCCGATGTTAGAAACACCAGTCACGGCAGGAAGGATGTCGCCAGTCAGCGAAGCTACGTTAGCAGGAGCAAAACCCAGAGCAGTCTGGATAGAGCTAGAGGTTACCGATGCGTCAGAACCTGCGGGGCCTGTATTGCCTGTATCACCTTTAGGGCCTTGAGCACCAGTCGCTCCTGTTGGGCCTTGGGGGCCAGTAGCACCCGTAGCACCCTGTGGGCCTGTATCTCCAGTGTCGCCTTTATCGCCTTTCAGGCCCTGAATACCCTGTGCGCCAGTAACACCTGTTGGGCCAGTAGAACCTGTGTCTCCCTTGTCGCCCTTCAAGCCTTGGGGGCCTTGAGCACCAGCAGGGCCTGTAGCACCGTCAGCACCAGCCGATCCAGTGTCCCCCTTAAGACCTTGAGGGCCTTGAGCGCCTGTGGCACCTGTAGTACCTTGGATACCTTGTGGGCCTTGTGCACCTGTTGCACCAGTAGCGCCGTTAGGGCCAGCAGGGCCTTGAGCACCAGTGGCTCCGGTATCGCCTTTGTCACCCTTGTCGCCCTTTAACTGAGCCACTACGCCAGCGGGGAGTGTGGTGACGTTAGAGAGGTCAGAATTGGCTTTATTGGAAACGACTGTTGTCAATGCGGAAACAGCAGACTGGTCATTAGCTAACTGGTCTGCGATTTCTTTCAGAGTATCTAAAGCGGCGGGAGCAGCACCCACTACAACAGCGATAGAAGCGTCAATCTGTGGCTGGATGCTTGCACCAGTCAGAGCAGGAGAGCCGTTGATGTACACGCCAGAAGTGTTGATCTCGACGGCCTGACCCACTTGGATCAAGCTGGCCTTCAACAGGGGAACGTCCACTGTATCAGGAGCCACCACCATTACTGTTCCGCGCACAGCGCTAGTGAATGTCAAGCGGAAAGAGTTAGCGTTGATGTCTTCTTTACCAACCGACAAGATGTTGCCAGTTTGGTCTTTAACCTGAATCCACAAGTTAGTGCTGTTCAAGTTGTGAGTCACAACCCAAGTGGAAGAATCCAAACCTTGGCTGTGAATGTACGAATTTGTCTTAGATGCAAAGGGATACCAAGTCTCCAGATCACCCACCTTGATGTAGGCAAACAGGCACTTGTCCTTGATCATGATGGTGCCAATTTTGGGGTTGGCGGGGAAGCCAGACTCGTTGACTTCCATAACCAAAGCGCCGTACAGCGCTAGGTCGTTATAGATTCTTGATTCCATTTAAATTCCTTTCGGGGTAATGCCCCTCATATATGCCGTGCCATGAGCAACCTTTTTCATCACTAAGAGCGTGTCGTAAGACTGGCTAATGAAATCCAATAGTTCTTGTTTTTTGACGACGCCGATTTTGTACATTTCATATTTCTCTTGTACGTCATCAGCAACGCGGATTAGCCATTCACGAATTCTCTCAGCTTCGGTCACTCTCTAATATCCTCGTCTCAGCAGTTTCGTAAAACCGCTTTATCCATTCGATATTCTCAGACAACTGATCCCTGTCATCTTCGCCAAGTGGGTCTTCAATCAAATCCGCAAGATCACGAATCTCACTTTCAAGTTTTGAAAATGCGTCGTCCACGGTCTTTATGGAATCAAAATTAAAGTTTGGCAGAGCTTTCATAAGAACGGGGGGTGATTAGCCCCCCTCCTTAATTACAGGCTAGCAGCGCTACGGCAGATCACTTTGACCTTGAGAGCGGTAGACAAGTACACTTTAACGGTGTTGCTGTCTTGCTCTTCAACGGACACGATGTCGTTGTAGTACTTACCGTTGGCACGCTCAACTTGCACGCCCACGTCCACGAAACCGTTGTTCAGGTTGTGGGTGATGGTGTGCACGGTAGCAGCAGCGGATGCTTGGAAGGTGTGCACAGTAGCGTTGTAGTCACTACGGATTGCGGTGTCGGCGGCTGCACGAGCAGAGGCTTCGGCAGTTACAGCAGCTTGACGATCAGAAATCTCTGTAGAGATACGTCCATCCAAAGCAACTTCAGCAGCTTGAGCGCGGCTGATTTCGCTGTTCAGGTCGCTACGCAGGGAAGCGTCAGCGGCAGAACGGGCAGATGCTTCGGCTGTATCGGCAGCAGCGCGGGCTGTAGCTTCAGCAGTAACGGCAGCTTGACGGTCAGCAATCTCAGTGTTTAAGTCAGCACGGAGACCAGCTTCAACACCTTCTGCGCGAGTCTTTTCAGTAGCAATCGCGGTAGCGTTGGTTTGGTCGCCAGTTTGACGAGCAGAGATTTCTGCGTTCAGGTCAGAACGCAAAGACGAATCAGCAGCGATACGTGCAGACTCTTCAGCAGTAACAGCGGCTGCGCGAGCGGCAGACTCAGCAGTCAGATCAGAACGCAGACCAGCTTCTACGCCTTCAGCACGAGTTTTCTCAGTGGCGATTGCAGTAGCGTTGGCTTGCTCAGCAGCTTGTGCACGAGCAATTTCAGCGGTCAGATCGGTGCGGAGGCCAGCCTCAACGCCTTCAGCGCGTGACTTCTCGGTAGCGATAGCGGCTGCATTGGTAGCATCACCAGCGGCGCGAGCAGTAGCTTCGGCAGAGTCAGCGGCAGTACGTGCAGCAGTTTCAGCAGTCAGGTCTGTACGCAAGCCAGCTTCCACGCCAGTAGCGCGGGTAACTTCAGCAGCCAGATCGGTAGTCAGGGTCTGCTCTGCGGCTTGAGCACGAGAGATTTCGCTAGACAGGCCAGAGTTAACTTCGTTGATAGCACCAACCAAGTCAGACTTGTAGGTGGTGTTCAGGTTGTTCAGGTTACCGATCTTGCCGCTGGACTGTGCTTCCAAGCTGGTAATACGGCCATCCAAAGCTGTGTCAGCAGCAGCGCGGGTAGAGGCTTCTGCGCTAACAGCGGCTTGGCGATCCGAAACTTCAGTAGTGATACGGCCAGACAGAGCGGCTTCAGCGGCAGCAGCACGGGTCTCTTCAGCGTCAACTTCAGCTTGAGTTGCGGCAATCATGCCTTCCAACACGTTGATGATGTTGGGGTCGTTTTCCAGAGCGTTAGCTAATTCGGTGATGGTGTCCAAAACCGAAGGAGGGATACCGCCGAGCAGGTCAGCTTTAGTCTGGTCAATTTTAGCGTCCAGAGCAGCTTCAGCAGCAGTAGCGCGTGTGATCTCAGCAGACAGGTTAGAAGCGATGGTGCCTTCAGCGGCAGTAGCGCGAGTTACTTCGGCAGAGATAGACTGCTCGATAGCCAACTTCTCTTGAGCAGCAGACTCAGCGTCCTTGATGGTGCGAACAACAACTGAACCAGAGCTGTTCAGGCCGGAATAGCGGAGTACCTTGTCGGTAGTGTTGAACCAAATGCGACCAGCATCAAGTGGGGATGGGTCGGAAGCTAAACGCTCAATGTTGAGGTTTTCTACGTAGGCACCAGCCGCGAGGGTAATGCCGTGAAATACTGGAAAATTAGCCATGTGTCACTCCAAAAAATGAATTAGTTTGTAGGTCTCGACACATCCGGTTGTGGGGCACTATACCACCACGAATCGCCTTAGTGTAAGCAATTCTTGATCAACTTTCAAGGCATCGCTTGCTGCATGTTGTACACGCCACTCCATCTCAGGAGTGTCGCTCTCTAAAAAAAATTTATTGTCTTTAAAAGCCAACAAAGTCGCCCCGTGTGCCTTCATAAAAGCGGCAAGGTGGATGTCTCTTTTAGGAACCGCGATCTTGTAAGTCATGTGAGTACTTTATAGGATAAATGTGACAATTGCTGTGCCCGCGACAGGGGCTGTAAAATAAATTTTTATTTCACTATCTGTTGTAGCTTCGACACCCGCATAGATTGCGCGTCCGGTGCTGTCTAACAAGGCAACACTCACCTTGTTCGTTTCGTATTCGTGTGGCAGTACCCAAGAAAGTTGAGCCGTCTCAAACGTGAAAACTTTCGTTCTCGTTGTTGCTGCGCCTGTTGCCGCAGAACCGTTTGTCGTCCCGTAAACTTGCCCGTACACACCACCTGCTGAAATGCGGGTGTATGAGATCATGTCAGTTTACACCTGCTTGTATTACTTGTAGCGTCGCACTCCCGGAGGTGTACGACGTCAGGGTCAATCGGACTGCGGTGATGGGATAGCCGTAGTAACCGTCTTGCGTAGTGGTTTCTCCTGTTAGAAACTGAAACCAGAACTCTTCGTTCGGCACGCGAGTCAAGATGTCTTGATACATGTGCTCTACGTTATACGTTAATACAGACCCAGCCGACACTAAAACCGCTACACCTACGTTAATCGGGATTACATTAAGATTAATCGGAAGCGGCTTACTACTCCCCACCGACGCTAAGGTGGTTGACATAATACGCGCCATCTCTACTCCTTCTAAAAAGTACCGCCACTCACTCCCGGCCCCTGTGCGATAGACACAAAATCCGACCCGTTCCAAGCTACAATTACAGTTCGACCGGCGGGGATTGTAACCCCTGTTGTCGGCCCTGCGCCTCGTATCACAATGCTTTGTATGCCAGCAGTAGCATTACAAACCACATAAATCTTTGACTGCGCCGGGGCAGTTATGCTCCGTGTCGTGGAGCCATTTGCCGTCCACAAAATAACCGCTTGTCGGGCTTGGTTGGAAGCACCAGTTGTGGTGGTCAATGTCACATCTGCGTCTGTGCTGATGGTTGTTGTACCCGCCACGGCGGTATCAAGAAGAGATGTGATGGCGTTGTTAACCGTGTCGCCCCAAGTCCCTTGGAGTTCACCCTGAACGGGCAGTGCTAAGCCCAATAACGATGTGTATGCTGTAGTCATGTGTTATCCTTACTGGGAAATCAAATTCCAAGTGGTTGAGGCTCCGTCGTTAATAGTAGTCCAACTGGGGGTTTGCCCGTCATTGATATTTTGCCAGTTTGGCGTCTGGTTGTCATTAATAACTTCCCAAAGCAGCCGAACAATGAACTGATCCGCCGCCGTTGCGTTTTCCAATATCGTGCTGTAAAAAATAGCCGCCGCCGTAGCGGCATCAACCGCAGAAGCCGACTCTGCTATAGAAACCCCGAAATTCTGCTTGCACGCAATAGCATCCACCCCAGAGGCAGATTCTGACACAACCGTGTTAAACGCACCCGAGGGACTTGAAACATCTAATCCTGCGGCGTTTTCACTAACCGCCCCAAAGAACACAAAGCTAGAACCTGTGGTGTCTAAACCCGAGGCGGCTTCAGCTATTTCGGAGTCAAAAGTCTGGGCTACTACCGTGATGTCTATGCCACTTGCAGCCTCACCTATGTTGCAGGCGAAGTTCTGTTGTGCGGATGTACTGTCAACCCCAGATGCGCCATCTGAGAAATTGAGCCTGTAAACAGCAGACGCACTTGTGGCGTCAACTCCTGACGCTGCTTCATTTACAGAGTTGTTTAGGATTACTAGAGCGTTGGAGAAATCAAGTCCGCTGGCGGCTTCAACAATGGCTACATTAAACCCGCTAGACGCTACGGCGTCAGTATCGGATGTGGAGGCAGCATCAGACACGCCCCTGTAATAGACGGAACCGCCCCAAGCAGCTTCACCCCATGTGCCGGAACCCCAGCCGCCCTCGGCCATATCACGCCTCGTCTAATTCATCTTCGGTAAACCAACGCTCTTGTTCAACGCCGTTTACATCTGCCCATTTAACCAAGTAGGTTATTTCGCCCTCTTCACTCATGTTCAATTTAGTGATAGGGCCCTCTGGAATGACGGCTTTCAGTTTTACAAGATCGCCACGTACGAATTTTGTTGGCATGTTAGCTCCTTAAGTCGCAGTCAAGCTGAATGTATAGGTCACGTTCAATGTGTCGCCAGAGGCCACAACACGGTCACCGGGGGCTGAAAAATCAGAAGCCGAGAACAACACGCCGGTAGTTCCGTTCTTGGTGTTGTTGCTGATCAGGAAAGCCCCGCCCACTGTAGCTGTTGCATTAATGGTGTATGAAGCGGGTGAAGCAGAGTTAGAAGCCACTGAAGGATTCGCTGTAGTGGGTGTCCCAAAAGTACAAACAGGTCGAGTGGCATTGCTATAGGGTACGATTTCTGTAAATCCGGGATGGGATGCTGCGGTGTCGGTGGCAGTTGGGTTGTTGCTGGCCGCTGCGCCGTACAAACCAATATACCATGCGGCGGTGTAAGAACTGCCGGTGAAGTACTTGGCGTTCATGTCTTGCAGACCTTCGTTAACCACGAGGTTGTGAAGCTCTTGAGACCATTTGACTTGACCGTCTGCGCCCACACACTCAAGCGTGTAAACGCCGCATGCAGAAGCTTTGTCTGCATTGCCAGCCGCACGGGTCAGAGATGCTGCTACAACATCAACTCCAGAAGATTTATCTAACATCATGTTTCGCTCCTTATGCGATACGTATAATTGCCGAAGTATTGGTAACAGCGGGAAACTGCACCGTGAAAGTGGTGGTAGAGGTTTTGTCGTTACCAAAATCTAAAACACAAACCGTTGGGTTGCCGCCGCCGCTCTTATAAATCAAAGCCCCGCGAGCGGTTAAAGCAGCCGTCCAGACTGCGTTAGCAAAAGACAAATAAGCAACGTCTCCGGAATTTCCTATTGTAGGCGTTTGATCTACCGTGAGAGTGTAACCTCCGGCGGTGTATCCACTAGCCACAACTTCCCCGATAGGCGTGTAAACGCTCGTTGTCTGATCCAATGTGGCTTGGTTTGTGTACAAAGCAATCTTGAATGTGTCGGTCGTAAAGTTGTATTGACCATTCGCAAGGCCAGTCTTGAACACATTGCAGGAAAAATTTCCAGTAAACGCCATTACGTCACCGCCTGTCTAAACTGACCAGAACGATAAGCATCTTGACGCTCCATACCATCGCCAAGGCGTTTCGCAAGAGCAAGGGCTTCGGTGTACTTTCCGTTGTACAAAGTGACCATGTCGGCCTCACCCTTCATGTAGGTGATAGCCTCTACCAGAGTGCCGTACAACAAAACGCTGTCAAAATTGTCGCCAAGCCATGTAGTGGCGGCTGTCACAATTGATTCTGGATAGTAATAATAGTGTAACTCTACGTTGTAGACCGCATCTGGGGTTGGGCCTAGGATAAACGAAAGTTCGTTTGTAATCACGTTGGACACCACTGTCGGGCCAAATAAGGCGTAATACTTGGGGATGGCGGTATCTGTCGGGCTTGGGTACGCCTGTCTTATGAAGTTGACATCCTTGTTCAACAAATACTCGTACATCCCAGTGCCGTCAATCACAGCCATCGAGTAAACCGCTAAGAAATCATTTGGGCAAGCTAGATATTTGTTGTTTGTAGATGTAACACCTGTTACGTTTTTACGTATAGAGGGAAACTGAACGGAGTTGTAGATGCGCTGCTCCGCCTGCTTAATGAACGTATTCATGTCAGCAGTGGGGAACGTGTTCTCTGTGTAATCAGAGACGGCAGTTACAAGCTCCGTGTAGTTCACGCCATTGGCCCCCGAGCCATCACGCCTTTAGTGGCTGCGCCTGTTCCACGAATCTTAATTCCGTCCGTCTTTACGGGTTGGTTAGATTCTTTTTTCATGAACGCAACACTTGGATTAAGCGTGTTGAGGTTGCTCTTGTCCACGCGAGTGTCTTTAACTTCGCCGCCGCTCATGGTGTGTGGCTCGGCATAGACGCTGGCTTGACCAACTTCTTTACCCATAAGTTTTTTGCTGAATGTAGCCATCTTAGCCACCTCTGCCTGAACCGCGCTGATTCATCACGCGAGCCATATTACGACCATGCTTCATCAGCATTTCGTTGGTTACACCGCCTTTAGCCATTTTCTTGGCTCCGGGGTGCATACGTGATTCGTGACCCTTAACTATTTTTTTAGCTTCGGTGTCGGCAATCTTTTTCATTTCGCCCTTGTCCATGTTCAACTCCTACGTAGTTACAACCGTTACTGTACCAAGTTCTACAGTTAACACCAAATTATTTGGGGTTAATACCGCATCACTACCCTGAGACCCTCCGACGGGGTTCCATCCCCACTGGAAGATCCTACTTCCGCCCTCGTTGGTTCCGGATCCATCGGGGCCTGTCCCGCCGTTTACATTTGTCTGCAAACCGTTATTACCAGATAAATAATAACTTCTGTCTGGCCGAGGATTCCTTAAACCTTGCGGATCATCAACCGGGAACATGCCCAACTGAAGCTGGGGGTGATCCGGATCCCAGCATTCCGGACAAACGAGCAAATCATATCTTTTAAGCTTGACAATCTCCGTTTTAAGAACCTTAAGCTTAAACCTTTGACCACACCGATCACATTCGGCAATAGCGTGTTTGCCAGCGGCAAATCTGTTACCCACCGCTATCTCCCAATATAAGTCTGTCTAGGCACCAAACGCAATGCAGCTTTTTCGTGGTCTTCGTATGCGGCTAACTCCCAAGCTTCGTCATATTGTTGCTTTAGAACTATCAGTCTTTCCATGCCGTTGGGCACTTTCATGGCAATTTGATACGCCAGACCAGCAGCCATACATGGGATAAACCGGAATGGCACGTCCATGATGTTTACACCGCCTCCGGCGTCTTGAGTTCTGCGCAGTCTCCAGTAAACGAATTGGTACTGTTGTGCATTGTCTGGTGTGGGCCATACGGTTATGGCTGGAACTTGCTGCCAATAAGCTATGGCATTGTCTGCGTGTGCGGCTGCGGTTGTGTTTTGTTGTCCACGGAAACAGTTGTACAAAACGTTTCCTTCAATGTATCCGTAATTGATGATTTCGGAGTCTATCTTGACAAACCCAGAAGCAGGTAGCCCGACGGTCGAATCAAGGGTAATCGTGGTGGCGGTACTTGTGATCGCCCCGTCAAGAGTTAAACCTGTTGGCGATGTCTGTCCGTTATAACGTTGAATCCAAACCTGAATAGGTCTGGCTTGCTGAATCTTGTTCGGAATTGTGGCATACGTACTCACACTAATTCGGGTGATGGTTAAATCAGCCTGAGTTGCGGTATTGTTAGCGCCTGTACGTATGACGTGTTCCAGCAGATCAATGGTGTCATTGGGCAAAGCATAAGTGTTCTGCCCCTGAACAAAGTCAATTGTGCCCTGTTCAATTGTCCACAGATTGATGCCTCGGTTTGCCCAGTCGGCAAACATGATGTTTAAACTGCGTCTGGCTGTACGCAGGTCGTAACCTGTACGAAGTTCAGAACCCGCCCGCTCAAATGCCTCCTCGACCAACTCAGTTAGGTCTAGGTTAAACGCATTAGCGCCGGAAGTTGTTGCCATTACAGTTTTTCTGCGGTTCGGTAAGCTTGAAGTTCGGCTCTAAGCCGAGATATTTCCTCGTCACGTTCTTCCAATTTCTTGATCAAACTGGCGCTTGTATCGCACATCATAGACATGCATTCCGTACGCTCCTTATGATCTCTCACCATCATCTCATATAGTCTCTCAGACATCTCAATTTGTCTGTGCATCCACGTCTCAACCATGTTTTCACCTCGCTGCCCACATGTTGTCAATCAAATTAGGGTACGCCCGTCCAGCCCTACGTGCGCGGGACTTGGCTTGCGCTTTCCTATCCTCGGTTAACTCTTTAGGTTTGCCCAATTTCTTTGGGCGCTTCTTATCCCACACCTCGCCACCTTCAGCAAATTGCTCAAAGTCCGTGTTGTCGCGGCGAGCCTTTTTGGTTCCTTTGGGCATTTTCTTGGGGTTGATATCCCCCATACCGCGACTTGCCATCATATGATTGTCCCTTTCGTTTTGCCCTTAACGGCGCATCCATCAGCACGAGCGGAAGCGGAGCCGCCCTTAGCCATTTTCTTGGTCGCGGGTTTTTCTACAGGCTTTTCTACGGGCTTCTTCTCTTCCTTTGGTTTTGAAGGAGCAAAGGTGGTGTCAGGTGTAGGCATAATTTTGTCGTAAATTTTCCCCGCCTTTTCCATGTACTCATCCTGCTTGGCGTCTTTAACCATTTGATCTGTGGTAGCCATAATAATTCCTTAGTAAATCTTTCCTTTGGTCTTGCCTTTGGAGGCAATGCCATCACCCCTAGAAGAGGCGGAAGATGATTTTGTAACACCACCCTTAGCCATCTTTTTAACTGCGCCGCCACGTTTCATGCCTAAGCTGAAATCTTTGCCGCCCATTCTTTGACGGATTGCGTTGGCTACATCTGCATTGATGTTGTCTGGATCAAGGCCCGACCGGCGGGCGTTTTCACGCAACATCTCTGTTTGGCGTTCGGCTGAACGAGCTGCTCTGTCCCTAGCCATAAGATCGGCTTTAGATGGGCCTGTCAATTGACGGGTTGGGTTGTTGGCAATTTGTTTAGGCGCATCAATTGTGTTGAGGGTGCGTCTATTTGCTAAATTTTTGGCTAATGAGGCAATGCTTTTAACGCCGCCAAACGGCAAGAAATCTGCGCCCATGTTGTCAATGGCCTGAGATTCGGCTTGTTTTCTGCGCTTCTCAACAGCCTCTGGTGTGCTGGCTTCTTTTTTAGCCTTCTCGTATTCTTCTTCTTTGGTGCTTGGCTTGCTTGCTGTTGTTTGGGGTATATCAGTATCAAAATCCCTAGGCGGTCTAGTTTTTTTCGCCGGGGAGCTAGGCTTACTAGGGGTTTTAGATGCAAAAGAACGGGTAATCGGCTCGTCTGGGCTGTACATCTCACCCGTTTCGGTGTTGCGTCTAAGTTTAGACAAAGAGCCATCTTCTGAGCGGATTTCAGACAAGTCCTTTTTGGGAGCTTCTGGTACAGCATTCTCCGCCTCAACCTCTGCGCGAGTTTTGGGCTTTACGCTGTCCACTACAGGAGCTTTTTTATTTGGGACGGCACGTTCCATCCGAGCCAAGATATAAGGATCGGTGCGGTCTGCACCTCCCAGCCAAGCCTCTTGCTCAGCGGAGAATGTTCTGCCGCCGCCTTCGTATCTCTTTACTTTCTTCTTCATGGTGAATCCTTAGCAGGCCATTCCGCCTTTGTTCAGCATTTTGCCCTTGGTTTTACCCTTTTGAGCAACGCCATCTGCGCGGGAAGAGGCTGAACCCGAAGAGGGTTTGGCTGTTTTAACAGCGCCCATCTTGGTCATTCCACCTTTTTTCATGCCCATCATCTCAGCTTTTTCATGCTTAATCATAGACTTGGGAGCGCCCTTCTTTTTCATGAAGTCCACTTCTTTTTTAACCATTGCTTTGGATTCTTTCATTTCACCACCTTTAGAAAAAAGTTCTGTTTTACCCTGCCGAGTTTCGGGTTTGTTTACACGCTGCAAGTCGGCTCTTGAGCGCCCTTCGCCTTTAAACTTCGTACCTTTATCGGCTTTACTAAACTCTTGCCCCACGGATTGTGGGACTCCGACTTTCTTGGCAAACGATGCATTGTGTGCAACGGCCTCCATGAAATTATGCTGCTTTTTGCTAGTGCTCGGCATGGCTTAACACATCCTTCCTTTGGTTTTGCCCTTTTGGGCTATACCATCAGCTTCCTTTATGTATCCACCTTCAGCGCAGTTCCAAGCCCTCAAACTTTTGTTAATCCGGGAGTTTGGGTCTTTCGCGGTCTTCTCGCTGGTCAGCTTCTTCTTCATTCCACTCATCCTCGCGCAGAAAGAGTCGCGCCTTGAGCCTCCCCCGGGTTGAGGAGGCTTTAACCCGGGCTTCCCCGGATTGGCTGCGTTGTAAGAAGCCCGACCTTTGGCGTTCAAGCCGCCCTTTGGGTTCTTGCCTTCTTTCCTCGTCCATGCTTCAGATTTAGCCATTACTGCATATGGTTTTGGATTAAGTAACCGCCAGCATACATGCTGCACGTTAGCGGGCCACCAGAACTAGACTTGACACAAAACTGAATGTCCATTTTTTCTGGATGAGCAATTGCAAGAGTAAATGGAATCTCTTGCTTTTGCACGAATACAGTTTGGTGCGTCACAGTTATTTGACCTGTTGTATTGTCTTTATTGTATTCTTGAGCCGTCATATAGGCGCTTGAAGTAAAACCAATTGCAGCGTCGTACTGTATATAAGATAAGTAAAACGTATAGCCAGCGGGCACGGTATAGATCGACATCTGCGTCTGACCAATACCGGGGTTAATCTGAGCATACGTCGTAGAACTTATCTTGGCTGTAATGGTTCCAGTATTGGTGCTGGTAGCCATTGCCATGCTGTTTATACGCAAGAAAGACTGAGTAGTAGTGACGTTGGTTGTACCGTTCAACGCAATAGTTTCTGTAATCGGAGCAAAGTTTGCATCCAAACCATTAATAATTACTGCGCGTGTCGTATCATCCGTGGCGGAGGAGCTTACAAGAACCAATGGTGCGGCAGACGAAGGTGGCGTATACAAACCGCCAGATTGAGTCTGCCCCTCCCACATGGGGCCAAAAGCAGTGTTTGCGATATTAGGCGAATACCCAAATATCTCCAAACCAGAGTGACCGCCCACTTGATTGCGAACCACTTGCAACTCAAATGGCTCAAACAACCCCATGCGGGTTATGGACGACCATATGCCTAAATTAGACATTTTGTTGGCCCAGCAAAGGATCGGCTACAAAATAAAGGATAGTACCGACTACAGTACCGCCAGTGGGAGCGTCGCCAGTGTTTGCACCGCCGGTGATGTACACCAATTCGGTAGAAGACATAACAGCGCCCAAAGAAGCGCCAGTGCCGCTATCGCCCCAAACAATTTGCTTTTTGCCAGCATCAGCAGCGTAGTTGTCTACCAGAGCGGTAGGGCTAGTTGTGCCGGTGCCGTACAGGGTAAAGCCCATATCCATAGTAGGAGTGGTGCCGCCTGTACCGGTAGCGTTAAATTGAATAGCCGTAATGATCGCGCCAGCGGGCAGGATAACGGGGGTGGTGTCAGTTGAAGAAACTTGAACGCGAGTGGTGTTTACTAAGGTAGGGTCAAAGTAAAACTGAGCAGCCATAACGCCAGAACCGCAATAAGCAGTACGTGTTTGATCGCCGCCACCAGAACGCCAGATTGATTGGGTGGTTGAGAGTGCCATTAAATTTTCCTTACATACAAGATCAGCGCATCAATCGGTATGTCGTCTGCCGGGTCAGTTTGATGCACCGGGTTTCCCGGGACGTTCCCAATATACACCAATTTAAACGCATGTCAATGAAAAAATGAAAATAAAAAAGGGGGCCGAAGCCCCCTCTTTCGCTACTAATTGCTTAGTTGCTACCGGGTGAACCAAACATGCCGAGCGGGTCAGACCAGCCGAACGAATAACGCTCGCGGGCCTTGTAACGCACGTTGCCTGTATCAAAATCCCCGTCCATGCTGTTTTGCAGGGGTGAACGAACGAAATGCTTCAAACCGTTAGGCACATCAGTACACAGATACCAGCCGTTTGTGTCGGTCAGGTAATGGTTGATGCTGTAGCCTTCAGGGATAGAACCATTGTTCTTCAGGGCGTTGATATCGTTGTCATTGGTGCCAACACGGAGGCTGGTTTCCAACAAACGAGTTGCAACGAACTGCAAAGCAGGAGGAACGATCAACTTACGTGGTTTAGCAGCGATCAACAGGCCGCGCTCGTCAGTCCAAGCAGCGATTTGAATAACGGCGGCTTCCAAAGAAGTCTCGTTCAA